ACAGAATCTACATTTTCTAAAATTTTAGTAATTTCTGGAGACTCAACAAATCTTAAATGAGTTGATGGTCCGGACCTAGTAGTAGAACTAACTGCACCGGGAACAGTAGCAGCATAAACAGACCTACTAGAATTTCTAAAACAATCATCCCATGTTGTTTGGTCGTTGGTATATGTTTCTACTGTTGTAGTATTATAACGAGTAAAATGAGGTTTAGAAGCATCAGTTGATATATCATTATTATAAGCAGTATCTACAATTTTTACAGTTTGTTTATAGGGGCTTTTATCTAATAATCTAGGACCAAAAGAAGGAGTAGTTAAAAAACATATATTATTATTTTCCGTAGTAGATGAACTAACATATCTACTTTTTACTACTTCATATTTTGTGCTATGTGCTAACTCGTTATCTATTGGGTTATCTATGTGGTCGTTATAAAAATAAAATGTTGGGCGACTAACATTTACAACGTGGTTATGTTTATTACCTGTACTTGTTAAACCGTAACCTACCGCCACTAAATCATTATAACTAGCATCAGTAGTATCTGGCCCTCTAAATATAGCAAACTTAGTACCTGCCGGAATATCTTCTTTTAATCTAGGTTCAAACTCAAAACCATCTCCCATAGTATCGTATTTAATTACCTCAGTAATTTTAGCAAAATGATGTTTATTACCATTATCTGAATGAACTAATACAAAATAATCATTATCAGTTTTTAAAACACCACCAGATATTATAGTTGAAAGTGTAACATTAGAATGTATTTTATATCCCGGAGTTGTACTTAGAGTTGTTTGATGACTTAGTGTATCAGTGCTTATGGGATATTCTCTATTAAGTGCCGAGGATGATACACCATTAATAGTATTTGCATTAGCAGAACCCCTTGTGTCCCAAATTTCAAAACAATTTAAATCATTAGTTTGTGCTCCACCTGAATCAAACTCAATTATAGTTGGGTTAGTAGGTGCAGTTAATCCTTTATTAGAAGCACCGCTAGTAATACTACCAGTAGGAATAGCGTCACCAGCATTTAATACGTATATACCAGTAGTCATATATCTGCCTCTTCAAAATCGATATAAAGTAGTGTTTCGCTATATTGGGGAAGTAATGTAGTTGTAGTATTCATAGAAGATTTAGACCCTTTAAGAACAGCAACTTCGTGTAATTCACCCATGAATTGTGAGTATTTATTAGAAGTACTAGTTCTATCTTGACCTAATGTAATATCAGCAGCACCAAATGTAAAGACAGTAGTATCAGTATGTTTACCATTAACAATTTTAGTACCATTAAAAAATATATTAATTGTATTTGATGGGCTATGATAAGATACTCCTACATGATGTGCAGATAAAGGATAAGTAATTTCCTTTGGAGCATTAAGGTAAATATCAGTAGAACTCGCACAAGTTTCATGAACATCTCTATCCATTTCAAATAAAATATTAGTAGCGGAAGTAGCAGATACAGATTCAACAACACCTATGACTGTTCCATCCGATTTAAATAAAGTTTGACCGTTTTCTAATCTCATTTGTAATCTATTGCTATCTGCATCACTAACTAATAGTTTATCATTAGCAACACTTTGCGCTCCAGTAAAATTAGTTTTAAATAAATTAACTGCTCCTTTAGTATAAGAAAAAAGTGTGGGGTCACCATGACTCATATTATGTGTATCTAACGCATTAAAAACTTTACCACTTCTAACTGTTGTAGTAGTGGAACCAGTTGTTAATTGTACTTCTATATAATATTCTGCTGGTTGATTAACAGAAGTACTTGTTTTATTTATAATATATAATTTAAAGTTTGTACTAGAAAATAAACACATTCTATGATTAAGTCTATTTGCGACAGGCATGTATAAAATATCATCAGTATTTGTGCTAATATTTGCTGCCCTAGAAGGCATAGTTTTTTGACTAGTTTGATTACCAAAACCACCATTACAAAAAGTATCTAAAGGTCTTGAACCACTAGTGGTTGTTCCGGTTGAATTAGAACCATAACCATTTACATCATATGGACAAAACAATACTTCTACTGTAAAACTTCCTTCGTGGTCCCAAATACCTCTACCTTCACTAGCAATATTATCTGAATAATCTACACTAACGTAACCATCACACATAACAGGAAATTGTAAACCGTATTGTCGTCCTGCGTATGGTATTAAATTCATGTTGTGCTTCCCTCTATATCGTCAAATACATCTCTTGCTGTTCCAAGCGTATCGAATATAAATTCTCCATTCATACTAAAAGTCATAAATGGTTGACCCGGAACAAAATCAGTAGTTATACTTTGTAAAACAATTGCGTGAGAAACAGTAGAAGATGAATGAGAAGGAGTAAAGAAAGGCGATTGGTCTAAAGTAATAGTTCTTAGATTATCTTGATACCTCGCTTTGAATGAAAAGGGTATTAATGGTAAGTGTTCTACTGGTGTATTTGCGTCAACACCAGCATGATAATTATAATCATAACCTACTCTTGTAGGGATAAGAACAGCCATTTTTGTTATATTTTGATAAGGTTGTGCGATTGAAGAATCTAAAGATGAATGTAATAGTTGTGCAATTTCTTGTGCCGTAAACATTCTAGCAACTTCTTCACCATCTTTTCCCGGATAACCAGATGCAGATAATGGGTTTGTTGCTTGCATTTTACTTACATTCGATGGAAATTTTCTAACTAATAATTGGTCAGTAATAACGCCACTTATACTAAATGTTTTACTTGCTGCTGCTAAATCAATAGATAAAGTTTTAGATTCACCAGTAACTATTGCAGTTCCCGGCACAGGAAATGTTGGTCTTGATTTATTTGTTTGCACATTAAAAGATTCAGCCAATAAACCAATTCTATTTGTAAGAGGGGATTGACCATCATTTTCCTCTCTAGCAGCAAAATCTAAAAATACATGATAGGACATACCATGTGTTTGTGTAGTTTGTCTAATATCAGAAATTGCATCTGTATTGTATAAAACATAATCTACAATAGCCCTAGAAGCAGAACCTTCAGCGACTAATAATTCAACTGTTGTAAATATTGGAGTTGATTCTGAACCAGTTGGGGCTTTATCAATTGTTGCTATTCTATAAGTTCCTGCATTACTAGTAGAACCAATAATTCTAATTAAACTACCTACACTAAAATCATCTAAAGTTCCAGCACCTGCACAAGTTACAGTACTAACTTCGCCACTATTGGTAATAGTTACATTAATAATTCCGCTACTCCCCATTATGCTCCCCTCGTTCTACTTGCTGTTGTTCTATTAACTTCCATATTAACCATACGTCCAATCTTTTGAGCAATATCTCTTAATTCTGCATCAGATGCCCCAATGCGACCTTGAACATTTACTGTAATATTTGTTGTACTACCCATAGCCCTAGATTCTCTATTACTATGAACTCTAGAACCAACAGGTAAAGATACTAATTCTGGTCCTCTTTCTCCTACTAATTGCATACCTCTATTTGATACTATTCCACCGTTAGCAAAAGGAATTATTCCTCTTGTTAATGCTGCGGCTATTGCACCTACTAAGAAAGTAGCAGCAGTATATAACCAAGCACCTGAAGCAATAAACCCAATAGCAAAAGCAATCGTTGTTACAGCAATTACTATATTAAGTATTGAACTTAGTATTCCTTGACCAGTACTTGCCATTCTACTAAGGTATGAATCTACCATTACAGAAAGAAATTCTACTGCTCCAACTATTACAGCACTAATTAAACCCCCTGCTGCTAGTAATACACCAAATAGTATTTGTCCTAATGCCGGTAATATTGCATCTAAGAATCCTTCAAAATCTCCATCTAAAAGTCTATCTATCGCAGTAAATACACCAACAACTCCAGTTATAACCATACCTAACCCGTCAATAAAGGCAAGAATTCCTTGCTTAATAAAAACAAACGCCGCTTGTAATCCATCCCATATAGAAAGTAATATTTCTTTTAGATTTACCTGTTTAGCAAAAAGATAGAAAGCAGCAGCAACGGCGACAAATGTGGCTACAAATCTAATAAAATTTACTGCCATTTTACCTACGTTTTGTATAACCTTTGCTATTTTATTTGGACTTATTTTCGCAAATATTTTTTTATAACCCTCATAAAATTTTGTACTTATAAGTCTACTTTTATTTTGCTTCTCTCTTTCTTCTTTTGTTTCTTCATTTAGTTCGTCCATGAGTCTATTAAATTCTTGTAATAATTCTTTTTCTTCATCTGTATCTCTATCTCTGGCTTCAAGTGCTTCAAGTAGTTTATAATCATCAAAAACTAAACCCCCCTCATATTGTTGTTTCTCTTTTAAATAATTTATTTGTTCTACTCTTTCTGCTCTTGCTGCTTCTATTTCTTCCATTTTTTCGTCTTTCATTTTTATTAATGCTTGACGTTGTTCTTCAATTAATTCTAATTTAGTTTTTTCGGCCTCTTTTTCCTCTTTTGCCTTTTCAGCAGAAACTCCTTGAATTAGTCTAGCAGTATCGCTAACTGCTTTCATAGTATCGAAAGCACCAACTATTGTACTTTGTAAAGCATATGCGTCATAACTAACCTTAGCACTAATACGTCTAACTGCTAACCATGTTTGAGCAAAAGCCTTTTGTTTTAGAGAAGCGTCTGCTTGTGCTGTTGTTGCTAATTTACTAAATTTAACGAAACGGCTATCAGTTTTTGTTAAGAAATCAAGCATTCCTTTTGTTTGTTTTTTAGCACCTTCCATCTCTTTATTTAATTGAGTGGTTTCACCCCGTAACTCTTTTACAAGGTCTATCATCCTATCAGCAAATATATCAAATTTTTCATCAGCCAAAATTTACACCATCCTTACTAGAAATATTAGGAGATGCATTTGACGTATTTTTAGTTGCCTTATTTAACATTTCTGATTCATATGATTTAACTTCACCAAAAATAGTCATTAAGTCTGTAACTAAACTAATAGGATAGTTTACCAACTCATGTGGCGGAATATTTAGTTCTTTTGCTAATGTATACATGACTACCCTCGATGCAATTTGTGGATTATCTATTTTTCCTGTTCTTATTGCTCGACGGTAGGCACTTTTAAATCTTCATCAGTCTCCATTATAGTAAAAGGATTTGGTAAAATCTCTTTTAGTTGGTTACCGATGTAAGGGTTAAGTCCTAAAACGTCCATAGCACTAAGAGCAGGCTCAGTCTTTTCCACAAAAGCATCCCATAAATATCTGTATACTTCAGACATATCTAGGTTTATTTCTTGCGAACCAGAATTGAAGTCGAATAACTTCATCTGTGCTTGTTCTAGTTGAAGGAATGTAGGTTCCTTAATCCAAACTTTCAGGTACTCGTCGCTACCGGGAGCGATTCTAACATAATGCTCAGTTGATTGGCGCGTAACCAATAACTTGCTTTTATCTGTGGCTATCTTGTGATTCATATTGTATCACTTAATATAAGCAAACATTAGTTTCTTAATAAACCTTATGCCTATCCTTGCATTACCCAAGAAGTTTTTGCATCAACAGTTGTACCTTTTCGTATAGGCATGATGCTAAATGTAACTTCTAATGGGCCTCGCTCATCAGTAGGTCCGGGGAAACCAACAACAGAAAGCATGAAATCATCAAATTGTAATTTAATGCGTTCTCCAGTTGATTTTTCTAATAGTAATTGTACATTAGAATTACTCATAGCACTACGGAATGCGGTCTCATTTCTAAGTTCTGCAAATAATCTTCTATCAGTCACTAATGCTGTTATATCAATACTGTAAGTTCTTTGACCTGTAACAACATTTTTAATTTGTTTATTATATTGACCAATATATCTTTTATCAGTTAGTCCGTTATCAATAGTTAAACTAAAGTTAGTTACCCTCATAAACTCACTACCGAATAAACTAACAGTACCATCACTGAAATAATAAGGAGTTAAGAATTCTTGTTTAACAGCAGTGCTAACACCAGTATTTTGTCCAAAGTTATTTAGAACTCTAGGTAAATTAGCCCCAGTGGTTATATTATTTGTTGCGTCATATGCTCTACCAACATACCCTGTAGGGCATTCAAAAGTTCTTTTAATATTAAAAGACATATTAGCAGTAGCAGCAGAATCAGCAGCGGCAGTTAAAGTGAAATTTTCCATTGTTGCGCCCGGATGAATTTGTGCATATACGTTATCTTTTGTATCAAAAGTAGTTCCATCTTGTCTTGAAGTTGTCCCTCTATCTACCATCGGTGATGATTCAAGATTTGCTGCTTTTTCTGCAACTAACTCAAAAGCAAAAGAAGGTAATGTACTATCATTACTTTCAGTAAATGTATAAGTAATTGCATTGTCGATAAGTTTTGTAGAAGCATTAACACTAGGTAAAGTTATTTTACCAGCACCCGTAAATGGTAATAGTGGTGGGCATAAAGTTTGTGTACCCTTTAACACTCTATGAAATTTACCATTAGTAGCAGTTGTATGACCTGTTGTATTATAGTCATCAGCATCAGTAGTAATACCAGCATAAACGTTATGTCCCGCACTATCAACAGAATCAGAAACTTGGAAAGCGTTTGTTCCATCATGTGCAGAAGGCGTACTTGAACTAATTGAACTTACTCCTAAAGCATAATGTAGCCAAGTTCCCTGATTTAATGTAACATCTAATGATGCAGAACCAGCAGTTTCCATGCCTTTATATTGATAAGTAAAGTTTCTACTACCACCTAATGCAAGATTTTTTTGCTCCATTGTAATATCGGTTGTTGCAGGACTAGCAGAATCTACTAATCCTAACCAGTTATCTGAAAGAACTCTTGGACTTACTGTATGAATTGCAGTTTCTGATGATACAACATTAGGAACTCTTCTACCCCAATAAATTTCATCACTAGCAGATGCGGTTGCTGAACCGCTTTGTGCGTAAGTGACCGTTAAACCATCACTACTTAGAGTAATAACCTTCCCCAATATTTCAACAGATGCTCTAGCACTAGCATGATTAGAAATATAATCACCAGCAGTAAGATAACCTGTTAAATCAGCAGGAACAGTAATAGTGCCAATACCGTTAGATTGGGTTGAACCACTGGCTAATGTTCCTAATGTATCGGATAGAATATGAATTGTATCATCTGTTGTGGTTCCATCATGTTCTTCTGGATAATTAGCCTTAGTTAGTGCAGTACTATCAACACTAAAACCCCAAACTTTACCGATTAAAACTTGGTCATCAGTATATAATAAATCTCCTACTTTTAGATGTTCTACACTTCCATCAGTGCCGGAATCTACAGTTAAATGTAAGTTATCTGCATTGAAAGTATTAGTAGCAGCAGAATTTCTTTTCTCTAAACTAATAGGCGCAGGTACTACTGCCCCATGTTGTTGTAAACAAATATATCCTCTCTTTCTTGAAGAAGTAACTGCTACATCAGTATCGACATATAGTGTTGGAAAATCAGCAAGGTTACCAGCAAAGTAAATAGCATCAGCGTCGTTACCTGCTACCATAGCAGTAAATTCTAATGCATAAGAATCTAATTCATCACTTTTAGTATAAAATTCAGCAATACAACCAGTATACAAATCTGGAACTAAATGGTAATAATCTGTAAAATGTTTTACATCGTTTGAACCTTCACCATCTGAATTCTCAATTAATACACTTGCTCCATCAACAGCATAACCTAAACTATATTTAATTAAGTTTGCTTTGTTTGAACTTACTCTACCTAACGTTGGGCCATACGGCATATATCCTAAAAATAATTTTGATTCGGGAGCCATAGTCATTGTTAGACCACTTCCCATCCATACATCTGACGACATGTTATTTACCTACTTACATTTAACTTACGGCTTTTGCCAATTTTCTCATCGTAATATTTATTTTATATCCAAATAATTTATTGCGTTTATCGTTACTTTCTGTCCTTCCGCCTAAAATCAAATGATTTATTCCTTCGTATAACGCGCCATCCTTAATATAGCCTTTACGCTTCTGCTCAATAATATATCTAACTATAATATAAAGGCTTCGGATTCTATCTATTCCAAAAGTTCCACTATTAGGAGAAACTTTATTCCCATTTGTTAGAGTTCTATCGTCTTGTCTAGTTCTAATCCATATTTGCATTGAGTGTTCTTCATCTCTACTATCCCAAAAAACAGTAGGATAAGTTACAGTTTGTGAAGTTTGTGATATTATAATTAAATCATTAGAAAAAATAGGTTCAGGTGTTGCAGCAGTTCTATCTCCTGTTTCTATTTTAGCCATATTTATTCTATTACCTCCGCGAGACCTACCTTGGGCATCAACATTTTTAGCAGAATTCATATTTCTAATATCTAATATTTGTGGAGTAACAGCATGAATATCTAATATAGAACCATTACCATTTGTGGTATCTAAAGCAGTACAGGCTGCTGCCCAATTATCAGAAAGTATTGTGATTAATGCAGTTGTTTCATCTACCGTCATTATTTCACCTTAACCATAATTCTATTTTTATGATGTGCTTTTACTTCCCAACCATGATTTGATAATATACTGATAACAAATCTAAGTCTACCTCTAAATGAACGAGGCTCAAATGTTTTATTTGCGTGTTGTCCATTATTAGTTAAACTAGCATATGCTTGTCTTGCTAAATTAATAAATTTTCTTACATCTTCATCTGGCTCAGTAAAATTAAGAACTGTATCGACAGAAAACGCATCTCCTGCTATCTTAATTGCCTTTTTAAAGTTAGGAACTTCTATCTTTTTCTTTTTTAATATTTTATCCCAACTCATTAAAAAGCCTCCATTATTCTTTTAATAACTTCCTTAGTTAATTCTTGTTCTATTACTTTATTTACAATAGTATCAGACATTTTAACACCTAGTAGTTCTTTACTCATATCCTCTATATCTTGATTTTGTTGTATAATTATTTCCTTTATATCCGGTATATTCTTTATTAATGTATCTAATTTATCATTCATAGTATTCACAACCTATTTACATTCTAGTTCTACTTCTATCCCTAGGTACTGGTGATTTTTGCATAAAAGGTGCTAATTCACTTAAGTATCGAATAGGTGGAATATCTCGTCTTTTAATAAAACTATTATCTGCTCTCCTTTCAAATGGTATGTATAGACCAGCGGCGCGACGCTGCATGGTGTCTTGAGATTCCTTTGGTCCAAAAGGTTGTTGATTTTCTGCTAAATCTCTAGCAAAAACAGATTCAATATAACCTTCTTGTACTAATATTTGTCTTATAGGAAGGGGTAGTTTTCTTCTAGAATATTTATAATAAATTTCATATTTTTGCCTCATTCCGCCAGTGCTAATAAATTTTCTAAGGTCTATACGTTTATTATATATTTTACCAGTTCTTGGGTCTACCTGTTCTTTATTTATATAAATATTATCGAGTCGTGATTCAACTATATCATAAAATTTTTCTTTTTCAATTACTGTATTCATATCCATATCATTAAATATTTCTGAATAAATCTTTAAGAATATTGTTCTAACTAATTTTTCAAATGCTTTTTTTGATTTACGTTTACCATCAGGACTTCTAATTATTTCCAATAAATCTAATGTGTCGGAAAGACCCATAGAATAATTACTAATAGCAACGTTAATTTCATCACCATATACCGAAAGTGGTAAATAGTAATTTTCCTCCTGTTTAATTATATTATACCACATATTAATCATTGTCCAAAAAGTATAGTAATCTCTTTTTCATACCTAGAATCTTATCTATTTCTTCTTTATATTTATCAAATTTAACTGATAAATCTAAACCAGCAGCACCATTTTCTCCTAATAACATAGTTGAATCATCTTCTGCCATTAATTCACAAGCAACAATCTTAGTTGCTGCTTCTGTAATAACTGCTGGAACTGCCGCTGCACCGGTAATATATGTAATTCTTACTGAGTGTTTTTGATTATATGGATAATTAGTTCTAAAGAATATAGTTCCATCATGTCTAATATCCCACCACGTTTCGTCTCTACCTCTTGCTTCCGTATCTGCAAAATCTTCTTTAGATAAACCAGAACCTGAAACTGTAATAGTGCAATTTTTACCATCATCCCCTAATAATTTAGAAGATATAACAACTTTATTATCTTGTTCTACTGATGCGTAAAAGAAATCACTAATTGAATCTGAACCTTGTGTTAAACTTTTTCTACCGCTTGACCCAGTAAATCCACTAGTCATAACAGGTAGTTGCTCATTAATTAAATAAGCAAGTTCGTATGCAGCCGTTCTATTACCATAGTTTTTATTCCATTGGGCCGTAGAAGTTCCTGCTGTTAATGTAAATGTTGTGCCACTATTCGGCAACTGTAATGTAATATTTGTAGCATTACTAAAATCTGAAATAGTAACAGAAGCAGTAGCACCTGCTAATTCTTCCCACTCGTTTCCTTTCCAAGCGGCCAATCTTACTATTTTTCTAATATTTTCTGAGTTTAGTCTAACAAATCCTACATAATCTGTATATTTATTATAGTACATAGAAGAAGAACGAAACATTCTAAAAAAATCATAATCAAAATCATGATATTCATTTTCTACTAATATAGGTCTCCAAGAATCTTTAGTATATTCATCTATATAATCTTCTGCGTATCTAATTAATTCCCCAACATGTCCTTCTGTCGGATATGAAGAATCATCAAATTCAGGAATACTAAGTAAGTTAGAAATTCTTGTAACATCTGTATAGAAACCTATACCATTTGCATAGTCTGCTTGACTAATTGAAGTATCTGATGGTCTATGAATCATTGGTCGGCCTCCCCTAGTAGGGCTTCTAACTCTATTATATTAACATAAAGTTCATTATATATCTTTGCTTTAAACTTATCTTCTATTTGACCTTTTCGAGAACCTCTAGGTCTTATTAGGTTTTGTTGTGTTGGTATAAATTTTCTTGAAACTGGTTTAATTCCTATTGTTCTAGGTTGAAAATCATATGAACCAACAGTAGTTTCTAATTTTTTAATACTGGTATAATCTAATACTCCATCAACCTTAATATAATCATCTGATTTACCATAGTTTTTTACATAAGTTATATCCATATTAACACTTAAATCACTAATGTTCGTAATACTATATTTAGTATTTCTTAATATAAAATCTCTTATTATTGCTAATAAATTAACATTCTTTGTAAATTCATATACTCTATCATAATCATCAAGACTAACATTATATTTTTTCTTAAATGTTCTTTGGAGTCTACTTAGATTTTTGTGTGTATTTCTTACAAGAGAACTTGCAGGCAAACCATCTTGATTAACTAATTCTTGTATAGATTGAGTATATTTGGCTTGTAAATCATCTTCATCAGATGCAAATTTAAGAAACTTAGCAGATGTAATTAACTCAGTTAATTCTTGTATCTCTTCATCTAAATCATTTTGTATTGCTTCTTGTAAATCTTCCTCTTGTAAACCATTTTGTATAAAGGCTAAAGACATGGGGTTACTTTTATCAGTTTCGCGCTTAAGGTCCGATAACATATATTCTGGTATATTCTGTGTTATACCTTGTATTCCACTACCCTCTTCATCAGATACAAATTCTTCATCTTCATTATTTTTATTTTCTTGTTCTTCTATATTTTCATATACACTTAACACGGTGTTAGCGACTCTAAGTAATTTATTAATGGTATCTTTTAACATTTCTATATCTATTTCATCACTTAAAGTTTCTACGATTGAAGAAATTGCATCGGGTAATTTTTCATCATTAACAGTCATCTCAGATAAGTTTTCTTCATCATCTATAATAGCATTTAATGTATCTACTAATTGTGGAATATCTGATTCATCTAATATTACCGTAGGGTCATTAGATGCTAAAACTCCTATTTTTGCTAATTGATTTTCTAGGTCTATTAGACTATTTACAGATAAATCTATCTTATCAGAAAATATTTGTTGTTCTGTTAATTTAGTTTCATCATCTTTAGGGGCTGTTCCTCTATAATCTTTAACTTCAAATCTAGAGGAAACGGTAGACTTATTTGCACCTACTTTAATATTACTAATGTCGCTTTTCGCTTTACTGGGAATAGGAGATGCTTTGGTTAAATCTAATAATATTGGTTTTAACTGAAATGTTAATTTAAGTAAGGTATCGGAGGTAGGTGCAATCGTTATTTTTTTTATGTCTGATTGTTTACCCTTTTCGGCTATAATATCTTTTAGCGCGGTTTTTACTTCCCCTTCACTTTTATTACCAGTAAGCATTCCAAAATTTTTGTTATTCTTTTCTAATAATTCGGTTAATTTTTGTTGTGATATAGGTGCAGTTCCGGATATAACTTTAATAGCAAACTCGTCATCATCTACTTCTTTTTTCTCTACGCCTACTGTTTGAAATTCAATACCACCTAATAGACTACTTAGTTTATTGATTACCTTTTCTAAGTATCTTGAAATTATATTATCTATTTCTTTGTGTCCGGGAACCTTTTTCAATTCACCTTTATCAGTTTTATATTTATATTTTTCCACATTCGCATTATGTATTTCTATACCTTCTATCATTTGTAAAAAATCATCTACATCTTTATCTGTCTCAAACGAAGGACTCCAATTAAGAAAACCTTTATCTTCTCTCATACCTTCCTGTAATTCGGCAAAATATTTTGCTGATTCTTTTCGTTCTTTTTCGGTACTAGCCTCTAGTTGTTCTTCTATTGTTGCTTGTTCAGAATCTCTAATATTATCTAACAAACGTCTAAATTGAGTCTTTATTTTTTCTAATGGTTCTTTTACTTCTTTATCATAGGCAGGGTCTGCTGTAAAAGCGTATAATAATCTATAATCCATAAGCGTTTCTTCTGCGTGTGGTCTTCTAGTAATTGATATTGCTACTGCCTTTGCTATTAAATCATCTAATGTTAATTCTGAAAATAAAGGGTTCTCTTGTAGTTCTTTTTCTGTAACCCTATATAACTGAATATTATCATCTATAATACTCCTATGTAACTGTTGTAAAAATTCACCAACTGTTTCTTCAAAATTTAGATTATATTTTTCAAATCCCTTTTTACCACCAAAATAATCTTCTACATATTTTTTTGTATAATCTATGTATGCTTTTATTTCTGATGGACGGTTAATCACCGAACCCCATTTATTAATAAATTCTTCTTTGTTTATACCTAATGATTTAAATTTATCTCTTTTTGGAGTAGGCTCAACAAATGTTTCTTCGTCCTCTTTCATTTCTTCTAATAGTTCTTGTACTATTGGGTCGTCTATTTCAGTAGGAGCAAATTTATAAAAATATTTACTGTCTGGAGTCTGATTTCTAATATCCCTTAAAGTAATATTAGGATTAAGATATTGTCCATCTCCTATTTTTTTCTCTAGTTCTTCTAAAAACGCTTTACCCTTTAATCTTTCATCTACTTCAATGTCTTCTCCATTAACCAGTAAAGATGATAATGAAGATGTTTCAATGCCTTCTAAGTAGTCTTTGATGGATAAATTTAATAATTTTTCAAATGAGTTATTATTTATCTCATCAAATAATTTACTATTAAAACCTCTAATATCTCCTAGTCGCTCTAATTCTTCATCATGAGAAAATAGCCACCCAGAAAGGTTTCTTTTTATTGCTCTTATATTACTAATAGTTGTGGTATTTTCTACAATAATGCTAGGGTTTACTTCGTCATCTATTGTTGTAGTATAGGCAGTTTTAGGAAAAATAAAATTACTTAATACCTCTATTGCTACCGCTTCATCGTACGCGTCATTTTGGCTAAGACCATCATAACCTTGTATTCTATCAACATTAGTTTTATCGCTCAAAAAAGGTTCACCCCACTAGGACGAAAACCTCTAAATTAGTCCATGATGCTGATTCAATTCTTAGACCGTTATGGCACATAATACCGTCTACTTCATGAACTAATGTTAATCCAGTATTACCACCAGCACCATAATTAATTGTAAACTGAGCAATCAAACCATCGTTATCTCCGCCAGCACTATCAATAACTAATCCTGCATCAGAAGAATCAGTTGTTAAATCCTCATCAACAGTAATTACATTTGAAGTTAAATTAGTAATAGTCATAGATGCTATATCATTATCTGATTCATCAGCACCTGAAGTAGCAATTTTTTGACCGATAAATAATCCTTTATCTTCCCATGTTCCGCTACTTAGTGTAATTGTATTAGCAGTTGCCGCTAAAGCAACAGCAGCCGGAACAGTAAAACCTGTACCGATATTGTTATCATATATTTTAAATGCGCCTTGGCCGTTAGACCCTGCATTTAATACATTGATTATAATTCCCCTAAAAGTGCAAGGGTTCTGATGTGTTCCCCTATTTGCATCATTGAATTTATTTAAAATCTTAACTACATTGGTGTTTCCAGTACATCTAATACTTCTAGTTCTTGCCATATTATCCACCGACTTAATTACCACTACCTGTAAACCCACTTATAAACTTAATGTAAGTAGGCTTACAGATAGTAGACATAAATGTTATTATTCTTCCTCTTCAGACGATAATAAACCTAGTAAGGTTGATTTCGTATCTAATTTAGAATATTCCAATCCGCGTTCATCGCATAGAGACTGTAATTCACTTTTAGTCATAGAAAGAGAAGGTTCCTGTTGGGCTTCATCAGAAGATTCTTCTTCCTCCACCACAACAGTTTCTTCAACAGTTTCTTCTACTGTTTCAGTAGTTTCTTCTGTTGTTTCACCTTCAATTTCCCAACCTGTATCGTTACTTAATCTAGGCAACCAATCGTCGGGTACTTCTGTCCAAACATTAGGATAAAATTCTCTGCCGTAAACTCGACAAAATCCTTTTACATATCGTACTCGAACCATATTAATCACCTTAAATTAATCCCCATACTCTTACTCTAATTTCACCAATGTTATCAGTATTAGATGCAGCAGCAGCATGAATTTGAAATTCATTTCTGTTTGCACCAGTTTGGTATTTACCACCATCGGCTGCTCCAGATGCTACTTCTGCACTAATCATAGATACTGCATATCCACCAGAAATAGTATCTACTGAAATACCAGATACTACTACACAAGAAATTTCACTTAAACCTAAACTAGAGGCAGTAATTGTTTCTCCGTTAGCAGTATATGAAGTAATATCAATACTAGCATCTACAACATATTCATTACCTACAACTCTAGGTTTATCAGAACCTAAATGGTCACTAATCAGTGTTACTGTATGAGTCATTTTATATCACACTCACGAAAGGTTTGTGATTTTACCTTGTCCCTTGAAATAGGTACAAACTAATTCAGCAATCGTTCTATACATTCCACGGTTTCCTAGTTTTCCGACACCGAATGGGTCGCCAGAATCAATTCCACCTTCAAAGTATTCAGTAGGTTTTAGAGTACATAGGAAAAGATGGTCAGTATCTAGGATAAAAATATCCGATAGACCGCTTCCAGAACCAGTACTTCCCATATCCTTACAAGGAATAATAGGAATATCGTGATAAGTAGCAACCTTAAAACCAACTTCTCTACCTTTAACTCCGCGAACTCCGTTATGACTTGGCATAATTTCAGTTCGTCCCATGAATCTTTCTTGGGATTGTAGTAATTCACCGAGGGCTTGAATTGTATCATACCCTGTTAGAATAACTTTCGGAGAACCGCCTCTAATCTGTAACTCACGTAGAGTAGTATTTAGGATATTCAAAGTTAATGGCCTTCTGGCAGCATAACTTGACCCAAAATCTACAAATGCGTTTAGCCAATCAGCACCAGAAGATGCTCTTGCATGACCATACAAATTAATTAATTGTGCGTTACTTGTTTGTGTACCGGTTAGAATTACTCCACCGTCCATAGCATCAATTTCACTAAATGATGAAACAATCTTATACAAAGATGTTAAGTTATTTCCAATTCCGCTAATTGATGAACCACCACTAAGATGAGATTCTAATGGCATTAAAGCCATATGATTCATTACTTCTGCGTGAGAAACACCGACTTCTTCACGGTAAGCAGCCATAATATCTCCTATACCGTCATCAATCTTTGCCATAGCAGCAGCAAGTTCAGAAATCTCAAACTGATGTGCGACAGTTTTTGGACTTGCATACATTACATCATATACTGGCTTTAGAGGACTTAATCCATCTGTTGCGCTTGTAGTAAATGATGCGTTTTCTGCTACACCACCAATATTTGCTTCTGTTAAAGAACCGTGACCGGTTCCTCCTGTTGTACTAAAAACATCACCAGCACCACCGAGAGCGCGTTCTTTTAGAATACGCCAACCGGAGGAACTCCAAGGTTTCTTAGGTAAAACACTTAATGCGTTAATTTCGCGGTTAAGCATTGACCAAACTTTTTGTCCATAAATTAAGTTATATAAACCACTACCAGCAGCCGCAGATGCCAAAGTAGTATCGTGAACTGAATGAATTCCTGATTCTACACCAGCAGCCTTTAATAGACCGTAACCTGCTCCGCCATAGGTGGCTCTTTCTAAATCTTGTATTGTTCTAATTGTATTTACACTCATTTAATTCACCCCTGTAAATCATGGAAAAGTTGGTTAACTTCTTCCCATGATAATTCTCCTACATTCTGCATCTTAATAACCATTTCTTCACTAAGTTGTGGTCCTGCTACAGCAGCATCAACCTGCTTAGTAATAACTTCGTTATTTGTTTCAAGAGACTTACGCAATTCTGCGAACTCTTGTTTCAAAGAAGCAACTTCTGATGCTGCATCGTAACTAGCCTTTTCAATTTCAGCCTGTTCTGCTGCCAATTCGTTAGCATAAATTGCTTCAAATTGTTCCTTAATTACATCATATGTTCTTGCTTCTTCCTTCTCTAACTTAAATTGCTCGTAAGCCTTTGCTAGAGTTTCTTCCGTCAAATCTAGACTAGAAACTGAATCAGACTTTCTTGCGATAAAGTCCTTAAAGTCTCCAGTATAACGACCAGTTAGTTTGCCTTCAATAACAGACTGTCCTGTTTCGTTATGTCCATAAACGACAGATTCGGCCTTCATTTCCTCATCGTCCATGTTTTCTTCATCATCGTCTTCGGCCTTATTATACATAAGATTCTCTTCATCTTCTTCCATGTTTTCCATTGCCATGTCCTCTACTTCCATAGATTCCATATCATCTTCTTTCATGTCTTCTAGAGAATCATCTTTCCTAATTTCTACCTGCTCTCTTAAAGCAGATACAACTTCATTAAATTCTTCTAATGCTTTTGCTATTTCTTCAGACATTTTATCATCTTCCTTTTTTAATTCTTTTACTATATCGAATTTCGCTTCGGGGTTTATTCCTTCTTCACAAATCGTCACTTCATGTAACTCCAACTTATCTATTTCTTTATACGTTCCTATGTCGGGGTCATATCGGTTGGACTTGTGAAGTGCTTGTCCCCCGATACTAAAAGAGCGCAAATTCCCCCTACGAATTTCACGCCCTACTTCTCTTGCCTTTTCTATATCATCTCTTAACTTAATAACTACAAATAGTCCGGTATCATCAACATTTGTTTTTAATACATTACCCTTTGAATCTGTCCAAGAATCAATAACTTCACCCACTTGAACATTTGAATGGGTTATCATAACATTTTTGTAGTCACCTTTCATAAATTTACTCGATGCATCCTTTAATGCATCTAATGTGATTAAATCATTTTGTTTATCAACCACATCAACAGACGCATATCCGGCAATAACTAATGGTTCATTTTTAAGAGACTTTAGAATAACTAATTCGCTACCCGCCCCATAATGTGAACCTAACATAGTTGTGCTAAGAGCCATTGTTAGTCATGTATACATTATACTATATAAAGTTAATTAGAAAACTTAAGTTTTTTATACTTATCGTCATAGATATTTAGTAGCCCTTCATCACTTGATTTAGGTGTCGGTTTGGTTTTAAAACCAGTAAAGGCTATCCACTTTCTTTCGTCTTTAATGGGTACGACTCTAAAATGTATTTTACCATCATACATCTTAGAATCTAATATATATTCGTGGTAACCATCTCTTTGACTACCAATTATTGCACCGCCCTCTGATATTAATTTAACCTTATCTGCATCGTCATCTATTTGTGCCAAAAACTTATCTGACTTACCAAATAAATTATATAAGTCTACTTTTTCATTTTGTTCTATTCTCCAAATATATTCCTTTCCTTTGTGTATTATAATAAGATTTAAATTATCATCTTCTCTACGCCATAATTCAAATTTTGTAGGTTCTGCTTTTAGTTCAACCTTATCATCATTACTAAATAATTTGGATGACTTATCATATAAAATACCGTAAGCCATACCTCTTTCTCTAATAAAATTAGTTACTTCTTTTTCTAACTCTTCACCTTTACTTTTAAATAATCTAGTTAAAATATTATTAAGATTTTCTGCTCTTTCTATAATATCTTTAACAGTTACCTTGCTAAATTCTTGAGTCATATTACTAACAAGAGTCATTAAAATAGAACTATCTTTGTGATATTTTTCACCTAATGCTTCTTTCCATAAATCTAAATCTACTAAAGCATTTTTAGCCATTAGGTTATTATTTTCAAATCCATGAAATACAAATCCCTCCATAGATAATTCACCTTTTATAATCGCATCACCGTGAATATTGTCTGTAATTTTATATGATTTAGTTAGTGCTTCTATTGTATAATCTGATAATCTTTTCTTATTATCTTCTGATAAAAACTTTAATGTTATTATTTTTTCTGCTTCGTCAACTTCGGGTATCTCTACAAACTTTGCAGAATAGATAGAAAATCCTTTTTTATTTGCTTGTACTTCATCTACCTTTACTCTAATAATTTTACCTACTTCTACTTTTTCTTTAGTATTAAGTGCTTTACCAACACTTAGGTATTTTTTATCAGCATGTTCTACTAATGGTTTATACTCATCGTCGTCATCAACAGGCCCAGCACCTAAAGTATAACTAAAAGTACCATTTTTATTTTCTCTAGATTCTAATACTATTAAATCTAAATCTATAAATTTTTTCCATTTAATCCATTTAGGATTCTTTTTCTTTCCTATAATATAGGAAGATTTAGCATCTTTAATTACTACTCCCTCCGATGTGGGATTTTGCATTATTTCTTTTGCATATGATTCTATTTCTTCTAATGAATCTGCTGAACGTGTATCTCTTTTAGAAGGAAATTGTATTTCATCATCACTTAAAGCGCTGTATTCTCTAAATAGAGCCATAATTCTTTCTTCTAGTTTTTTAGAATATAAGTCCTCTCCTTGATGTCTAAGAATATCAAATACATGTATTTTGATGTCCCCCTCACTATCTTTTTTATTAATATAAGCAATAGTATCTGCTCTATGAAGTGGCTCGTTTTCTTTATATAATACTGCTTCTGCATCTAAAATACATTTTGGAAAAGCATCTTGTTCTAACCGTTTTACTTGTTTTGGAAACTTATCTGTAATATCTCTACCATTAAATGAAAATATTTTAACAGTTTTAAGTTTGTGAATTTGAATGCGTAGACCATCAAACTTTTCTTGAACTATCCACTCACCAGTAAACCCACGTAGTTCTTTTAAATCTTCAATATCGAAAATTCTGTACATTGGTTTATTTGGCATAATAAATGTATTTAGTTTAGTTTGGTCTTCTTTAAGTACGGGTGCAGACTGAGCAATATCTCTTAGTACATCTAATACTAACTTAGCATGACTAGTAGTAACATTTTTTGCTTGTTGCATTCTGATAGGAGATATTCTTAATTCCATATAAGATTTTAAATTAGAGTCTTCTTCCATAGTATCTACTAACTCATTAATTAGATTAGCCCATTCACCACCGTAAGATTTTGGGTCTTCTTTAGCGGTTAAATATAATACTCGACAGTGGTTATATTTTGGCATATATTTCATATTACCCATAAGCAATATCTCCTGATGCATCTGGTGAAATGGCTCTTATCATTCTATTAATTAAATCTTGCTCAGTCGATAGGTATTCTTGAACTAAATCAGTTAAATCTTTATCTCCTTTAATATGTCTAATATTAACAGACATATTTGGTAATTCAAAATCTAAAGCAAAGGTAGCACTAATTCCTTCAACACTAACTTTAAAGTTTCTAGGAAATGTTATTGCATCTCGCCCTGTGCTAAATTCAGAAGTTTGTACCCCTGCGTGTTCTAACATTAAGCCCGCTTCTTGTAATTCTTTACCTAGTATAGTTATAACTTTCATGAACTCAGAATTACTTAATCTTCTTTTTAGAATAAGTTTCCAGTCCACATTAAACCACCTAGTATAACTCTTCTGTTGGTTTATCGTCATCGGCAGGTCTATTTACTTTCTTTGCAGAAACTTCTGTAGAACCTTCTTGTTCGACTAATTTTCCTAGAAGTTTATTTACTGATTGTACTTGTTGTGCAATAGCAGCAAAGGATGCAGCCATTTCTGGTAGACTTTGTTTTACTGACTTAGGTTCTTTTCCTCCTAATCTTTTACCTCTACTCATTGGACCGGCATCATCTTCCATAGGTTCTCTATCGCCACCACGCTTTTCATACTTAGCACCAGTTAAATCTCTTTCCATAGTATTTCTACCATATGCTTTTTTCATGGTTTGTGGCTTATTTGGTTTTGCTGCACCGCGAGGAATAGAACGTGGGCCTAATGGACCATCATCAAATTGAACACCAAAAACATCTAACTTTTTAGATGCTGGCTTTTGTATTTTAACATCTTCTGCGTGTAAATCTGGGTCCACTGGACTAGCCAAATGATTACTAATTAAATATGTTAACTCTCTTAATTGAGAAAGTGCCATTGTAGCCTTTTTCTCAGCATCGCTTTGGCCCTCTCTATGAGCCGATAAATTTTCTCCTTCACCTAAGTTTGTATAATCCATTTTATTCACCATTAAATTTTTTTACCATATCATCTAATTCTGACCAGTCCATCTTAGCAATAACATCTGCATCTGGAACTCCATTATTAGTTTGAATAGTTGGTCTACTTGTTTCGGCTCTAACTAAACCGGATTTCATAAGTATATTATCAGTGCTGTAAACCATAGCCTCTAAATTTTTAACACGGTCTACTAGACTTTTCAAAAGTAATTGTAATTCTTCTTGTTGATTTAATTCTTCACTCATCTTCATCACCTGACTTTGGATATATGACTTCTCTAATTGATTTATATAGTTTTTCATACTCACGACGCAACCTAACTGCGCGCTTTACAACTTTTAGATTCTCGTCCTCGTACTTAAGGATTTGCTTCTTTAAGTTTTTATTTTTATTGACTACACCTAAAGATTTCATAGCAGTAATCAATTCTCCCAACTTTAATACGTCCTCATTAAAATATTCTGTTGGGTTCGCTAACTGTAATAAAGTTTTAATTAATCTCTTATCTCTTTTATTTAATTCTTCTAATATAATACCAGTATCTTCTTTAATGATTGTATCTGATTCTACTCCTAGTTCATTTAATAAATCATCTACGGCCTTTGCCATATCTGTTCTAGAAAGTATATCTGATAACTCTTGTGCTCTTTCTTGCGCTCTACTGGTAGAAAATGTGCCTTCTGCATATGCTCTTATCATTGGGCTTCTAAAGTTTAATTCTTTTAATTCTATGCGAATCTCTTTAATTCTTTCATCTATATCTTGACCCGGAGTATGTTTTTCATCATTCAAGTTAAGATTTTTAACATTCCCCATATTACTAAGTCTATCAGCAAGATTACTCACTTGCATATCTTCTGATGGATTGCGTTTTTTCTCACCTAACTCTTTAAGTTCATCCATAAGTTCTACAATTCTAATTTCTTGTTTTGCTTTTTCTTCTTTTGCTTCTTGACTAAGAGCCTCATGTTTTTGTCTTCCTTCCTCAGAACTTGCTACTTCTTGTAACAGTTTTACATCACTAGGGTTATCAATATCATACTTTCTACCAGCAAATTCTATAACTATTTTTGCTTCACTTTTAGGTATCTTTCTAGTAGTTACCTTCTTAGGAGCAACAGCAAATGTTGGACTACGCTTTCCTTCAAAACCTTCTGCTGTTTCTTCTGTTTGAATTCTTACTCTTGTATCGGGTCTACGTCCACCTATACGTTTATTTATTTTATCTACAAAATTTATTATCCCTGCGCTCTTATATTTTTTAAGCCAAATTTTATTAAGTATTCTTAACATACTTAATTCTACGTCGGGAATTATTAATCTATATTGATTTTCAGTGCTATTTATATATCTAACTAGTTCACTAAAAAAATAATCAACTGACGCATATATTCTTCTAATACTTTTACGAAGCGTATTAAATTTCGACTTATGCACTTTAGGGATTGTATTTTCATCAATTAAATCAAGCACCATTGTTTCAAAAGCACTTACACCCGCATCACTTATTTCTTTATTACTTATGTAATTAGTTAATTTAGGAACTCTTATATTTCTTTCTCCTAAAGTATATCTCGGATTTCCTTCTAATAATGAGCCGTATAAAGTATTAAAATTAATTTTAACTTTAGTAGCACGAACTGGAGCAATTTCTTCTCTTCTTGGAACCCCTTCTTCTTCTTTGGGTTTTTCTCCTTCTAAAAAATCAAATTCTTTACTTCTTCCCTCTTCGCCTCTTTCTTTTATTCCACGTTGTCTCATCATTTCTTTTACTCTTTTTTCTGCCTCTATTTTTGCCTTACTTTTTTTAGGCTCATTTTTAGAGACATTATCCAAACCCATTTTATCACCTTAAACTTCTTTCATTTTTTTACTCATTCTTGGACCACCAGTTATAACACCGGGAACAGAAGGTTCTGCCTCTTTCTTTGGTTCTGTTACTTCTGGAACTCCAGCAGGCACTAAATTAGTAGTAGTTTTCTGTACTGGTTCTGGTTTGTTTATCTTATTCTCAATTTGACTTAATTCTTGTTTCATTGCGTTTAATTTTCTTTGTATCATATCACTCATATTTTACACCTCTTCTTTTTAATTCTTCCATAATTGCTTTTAATTCTTCCATATCCATTTTATTTTTTGGGCCTCTTCTTAAATTATCATATAAACTTTTAAGACCTATATTATCGTAACTTCTATATTTACTTTTTAATATATCTTGCCAGTTCATCTTGTTTCAGTTCTCCTATCTACATTTTCATTTGCTGTTCCAGCAGGAGAACCAGTATTTCTATTTGCTAATTGTAAAGCAGAACTACTTTGATTTCCTCTACCTTGTGTTTGAACTGGTTGATTTGCTTGTTGTAATGACTGTGCTTGCATTTGTCCTAAGTATGCTGCATCAACATCGGTTCCAGCAAATGGGTCGACTTTAAAATCACCACTTTGTTTTGCTTGTTGTATTTGTTTATCTACTTCTACAATTTTCTTATATATGAAATTACCATCTTCATCCATATCTACATCAAAACCTAAGTTCTTCATTTGTCCAGCAAGATTAACTTCCACTTCTCTTCTTCTCAAAGCATGAGTATCGTCCTCTTCTTCGGAGCGTAATAATCTAATTTTCCAATCCGTAATACCAAATTGCTTTTCCATAAATGGAAATAAATACTTATTATATACGCTTTGTGCTAACTCTACTGTTCTATTAGTAACTGTAACTTGTAGTCCTTCATTATTTAATCCACCACCAGTCGTATTGTCCGCTTGAAATATAGGAGAAACTCCATAAAATGCACCTATCCTTAAACGCAAATCATCTTTAACTGCTGAGTAATCCATCTCTTTTAGACTTTGCATAAAGGGAACCCAATTAACTCCACCACGTCCACCGGCCTCAGTTTCAATACCCATAATAGGAATATAATGTGGGTCTTTTTCTAACTTCTCTTTTACACCTCTCCAATAACGAACTAAAGAATCCATATTATTAGTTTGTACTGCTAATATACCTTTAGGTGTTCTAGCCTTACTATATGATGTATTAATATAGTTCTCCATAGCAATAAGAGTTGTAACATGGGTCCATAGAGTTAGAATAGGTGGTTTTCCATATAACCTACTAGGACTAAATTTACTAATATGTACCACTTCACCCTCGATATAATATTGTTCTTTACCATGTACTCTATTAATATAAACTACTGGGTGCAAACCAGCACCACATTCAGGACATTGTTCATGTGGGTCATCAGTATAAACATCTCTATGAGTAACACAAGTATAATGTGAAGTTCCTCTATCTCCATCTTCATCAACATCAATAAACATAGTCAATGGGTCACCACGATACAATTCTTTTACCTTATGTAATTTAATATTACCTAATTCGTCTAAATAATATTCTTTAACAAATATTAAATATGCGTCATCTGCAATATTTAAATCGGTCTCTAATTCTTTTAGAATGTCTATAAATAATTGGTCTGATTTATTAACATAGCCTTCAACCATTTTTTCAGCATATTTTTTCTGCTTAGGGTCTGGAGTCACAAATTCTATTCCACCACATGAAGGGCATTGTTCTACATCTGAACTTTGGAATTCCTCTCCACAACTAACACACTTTTTTACAAATGCTTTTTCCCACATGTAGCCTCTACGAAAAATTTCTGTTTTTAATTGTGTAATACAGGTTCTAACTACAACAGATTGGTCTGCTACATTATATAGAACTGGTCCTAAAACATGTTGAGGGTGCTTCATTTCTTGAATACCCAAATTATAAACTTCTTTGTGAGCAGGAGTTGGTGTCCTACGTCTAATTAAATTATTAAATCTATCTCTTATACCCATTATTATTCCTCCTTAGCAATGGACTCTAATTCATCCATCATAGAATTTTTATTGTTATCAAAATATTTTACAACTGTTTCTGGATTAACACCATATTTATCTAATTCATGTGTATTTCTTGCATCTTTCCAGTTTTCGTACTTAATAAGTTGAAAAATTTCATTTAATCTTTCTTTGGCCCACGGTTGATTTTTGTGGTTCTTTTTTATTCTTAATGCTTCTTTCACTAATTTACCTTGACTCTTTTTCATTCTAAGATGCGGAATACACTTATCCAAAATAGTACCAATATCATTAGCACTATAAAAATTAAGTCTATGTTGACTTCTATTATTTTCTCCTACCTTTTGGTCTAAATGTAATCTTCCACATTTTAGTTCATTTTCTAATTCTGTGAAGAACGCCCTACCTCTATTACCTGTTGCTATCATACCAACCCTTGGAGAAAATTTACTATCCATTGTTATGTACCCATCAGAATCAATAAATCCTGCTACATACGAATAAAGGTCTTTCTTAATTGCCTCTTTAATTAAATAGTATTCATCATCCACTCTAGTCGCACCAATAGATTTTGCCATCTTAGCAATAGTAGAAGGTGTTGAATACTTGGAGTGTTTATCACTCATTTTTTCAAATATTGTGCTAGAGGTAATGCCGGGATTAGTATTAATTATTTCAGTAATTTCTATTTCTATATTTTCTTTTCTAGATTTACGAACATCTTGATGTTTAATTTGTCGAAGTAGCGTAGATATTTCTTTCTTAGCATCATTAAATTCTTTTGTTAATCTAGAATATTCTCTACCATAATCTACATTATTACGGTCAAGTTTAGCATTCCACATTTTACACAAGTTATCAATAATAACCTCTCTACGCTCACCATCTTTAATAGAATATAATTTCTTAATTTTACTTTCATTTATACTTATATCCTTTAGTGGACTAGTGTAAGGTCTTAACCAATATACAGAATCTAGACACTTAGCAATATATTCTTGGTAAGCAGTAATTAAGTGGTCTATACCCTTAGCAATACTATCTCTATGTGAGCCTTTTAGTCCTCGACGTATCATTCTCATTTCTTTTACTAGGTCCGGTAAATATTTTTCTCCAACAACAGGGGAATCAGGATATTTAGGTAATAGTTCCATAGCCTCCGTTAAGTTAACATTACAATTTATAGAGATAGATTTAACAATATCTATTTCTGAATTAGATTGCATGTCTAACCAAGAATTAATATCTGATTTAGCCATAACAGTTTGAATAATTTTATTTTTTATGGGTTGTATTGTAGTTTGCTGTATTTCTTCTTCTACTTCTTCTAATTCGTCTAATTCCTCTCTTAGAGCCTCGGAATCAAATTTAATTAATACCACGAATACCGCCTCCTATATATGGCATAGTTGATGACCCATTATTAAAGATTCCCTCATCATCAAGTAATGTAAAGACATCGGAAAACTTTTTGGTTGCATAATTAGCCAACGCTAAGGATATAACCATATCATCGTGCGCTCCAACTCCTTCAATTTTTCCATTATGATTAATACCAAAGGCTTCTAACTCCTGTATTAATTGACGACATACATTTCTAGATTCTTCATTACCATAAGGGAATACTATTTTATGATTATCAATGTTCATTTGAAGGTTAAGAATAATTTCCTGCTTTTTCTTACGACTCATAGTAAATTCTTTTACTGGAAAATCACTGATATTTTTGAGTTCCATAGCAAATGCTTTAGCAAATGTATTTGTCTCAATCATAACTGTTTCAGGCTGGTATCTTCTACACAAATCCATAATGTGCATAATATGTTCTCTAAAGTCTAATCCCTGCGCCCTAAATATTTGTACTATTTTTTTATTCATTTCGCCATCTACCTCTAATACGGTCATTACTGTCCAATCACCATTCGCTGATATTGCAGGGTCATAACCAATAAAATAAGTTAAATCATCTGATGTACGGGTAGGAGTTAAAACAGCATCTCTATCCTTACAAGCCTCTACATGTTCAGGGTCAAATAACATTGTATTGGTACTAATAGGAATACATAAATATTCTCTTGTAAATTTACTAGAACCAATTTCTAATTTACGTTGTTCTAGTTTATCTTTATCCCATCTTCCCGGCCATAAAGCGTCTCCGGCTTGATTAATAGCAGGGTATCTTTTAACTTCGTATGCAGGATTTTCAGATAATTGTGCAAATATATCTGTATAAGTAAAAGGTGTACCAACCATTCTAAGGGCGGCTGTATGATGTAATGTAGGAATCATATCTCCCCAAAACCAATCAGTTACGCGTTGAATAGCATTCATTGAAAACTCTTTTAATGGGTCGTCAATAATAATTTCTTGAGGGTGAAGTCCACGAATCTGTGAACCAACGGAACGCTCAAGTATTTCATTTCCGTTTGTTAAGCGCATAGCACCAACGGCCCAACCAGCGCGGGGCTTAAATTTTTTTATTACTTCATTATTAGTAAACATTCTATCAATATCTTTCATATGCACCATTGTTTGTTTATGGTTAGAAGAAATGTAAAGCATCTGATAAGGAGGTTCTTGGAATATTAATTGATAAACGCACCATGAATGAAAGAAAACAGATTTTCCGTGGTCACGACTACAAATAATAACTGTGCGATTTCCACTTTGAACTTCCTCTAACCATTGTCTATGAAAGGGAGCCATTTCATATCCCAATACTTTAGTAAAAAAATATTCAAAATTTCCCTTGGACATCTTTAAGTCCATTTCGTGCATTAAGTTAGTTATATCATCACCTCATCTTGATGATGCCCCATGCCTTTTCCATAGCATTATCTTCGGTTGGACCCCTATAAAAAACAAACGGGTTATTACCTTGCTTATCATAAAAATCTAATGCTTCTTGTACTGGTTTCTGTAAATTTTTAGGAAGTTCATCAACACTAACTTTATTGTAATATCTACTAACATAGTCAACCCACCCTTTTTCCTTTTTATTTGTAATGGTCATAACTGCGGAATTAGCAAATATTTTCTCTCTTTTACCCCAAAGTTTAGGTTGAATACCTTGTCGTCTATAATCAGGAGCAGTAAATGAACCCATAGTTAAGAATAATCCATCAGATACTTTTCCCCAACCTACCCAACCGGCTAAAATATCACCATCCATAGCAACATAATATCCATCAGGAGTTTTTCTTGTAAATGGTGCAAATAATGTTTGTTGTGTTCTAGGAACTCTAGTTTTTGATAAAGGAGTGCCGTCTTGTTTATTCTTATTTATCCATTTAGAATAAGAATTATTATACATCTCTATTAATTCTGCTTCTGAATATATTTTATCGGGAAAAGTTATCATCTATACAACCCCTTTACATGGTAAATAACATGCTTAGGCAAACCTAGTGTATTTTTTAATTCATTAATAGTGTTTTCTGATTTAACGATAGTATCTATATCAGTAGCATAAATGTCTACATTATATAGTGCATTTACGTGTGAAATAGTATATGCATTATCATTATAACAAGTAACATCTAATTGTCCGTAATGTATTGGTTGATTATTTATTTTTCTTAATAAATCAACGGAATCTAATATTGCTTTCGCTAGTGGTTTAAGTTGTGTCTCTGCTCTAACCAAGTTACCAGTAATTCCATTATCACCATAGATTATAGTATTTATTTCTCTTTTATCTTTAGCAGTGTTAACATTTATTGTTTTTTCTCCCCTTTTATCAGTAGTAATTTTGGGTTCACCTATTATTTCATCGCTTTGTAAGTATTCTTTAATATCTGGGTCTTCAAAAAATCTTGCTAAATTTACTAAAGATAACTTTTCTTCTTCGCCCTCTTCTCTTATTCGCTCTGATAATTTAGCCCAGTAATCTAAATTTCTATACATAAATCTTGGTGGCTTTGATTCTTTATCTGTTTGAGAATCCAACCACAAACCATACAAGATTGTTCCTAACTTGGCTGAAAGATTTCTTTGAATTTGTTTTTGTTTTCTTCTACCTAACGGCTTAAATAAACTAGTTACTCCTGTAATAAAGTCTGTGGATTCATCTTTTAATGATGATTTATATTTACTAAAATTTGCTCTATTTAGTTGTTTTACAAATGAATTAATATCTAAAAATAATTCTTTAGTAAATTGTGGTTTTGAGCGACCTGATGCTATTTCTCTTGCTACTCCCAGTACTTCATCACTATCAATTTTTCTTTGTAGTGCTCTATATCTTTCAGTCTTAACAAAATTAGGTTGGTCTTTGAACATAACTCTTTGTGTTTTTAATACTTTATAATAAAATGATTCAATAGCATCCGATAATCTACTGAGATTTTTAGGAACCTCAGTTGCTTCTACTCTTTTATAAGGTATAGTAGCAACCCCTTCACCTGTTATTCTTCCTAAAAATTCTCCACGCGTTCCTCCACCAGTTCTTTTAGGCTGTGGGACTTTAAATGCTTTTTCATCATCTCCTGTCTTTAACCATGATTCTACATTATATATTTTATCGACTAATAGATTAAAAAATTCATTAGTGTTATCGTTTATGTAAGATACTAATTCTGAATAGTTACTAAAATTCATATCTTTTATTTTAAATTCACCACTATCAAACTTTGCTACCTGTATAGTAAATTGTGGTTGCGCCACATCATCAAACTTTACTTGTTCTAATGATATTTCTGGCCCATCCATAATAGCAAATTTATATTCATTTTGTATTATTGGTTTATACAACCTTAGATTTTCTTGCATATGTTTTTCTGCTGCTTCTAGTGAATCGATATTAAATTCTAAATTTTCTTTAGGAATATTTTTTCTTTGTTTAGAAATTACTTTCTCTATATTTTGTTTAATTTCTTCTTCATTTAACATAACTGGAAATTCTTCCTGTTGTATTATAATAGATAGTAATGGGTCTATAATTATATTTTCGCTAATAAAACTATCATCTTCTACATCGTCTAGTTTTTGTCTTACATCGTCTAAAGAACTTATGTAATCTTTATCTTCTCTACCAATACCTGCCGAGTAGCCCACTATCTGGTCTCCCCGATATTCTGCTACTTGTTCTCTATCTAAAGCATCATCTATTTCTTCTTTAATATATTTTGCTTCTAAAATATCAACAACAACAGGATGATTTGGTTTTATGCCCCTCTTTAATTTAATTCTTCCCATCTTTACAATATAACTTGGTACTTCGATATTTCTATAAACAGTTTCTCCACCTTCGCCTTCAACCTTTAATGATTCAATTAGTTCAATACTATTATTTAATTCATTTACTAAGTTAATAAATTGGTTATCGACCTGTTCCCAGAACTTATATGTTTTTTCTCTGGCTTTAAGATTAGTAGCGGAAGTTGTTGTAATATCCTCAACAAAATCAAAAGCATCCATTACTTTAGCGGGAGATACAGAAGATACTGCGTCTAACAAGTTACCAAAAAATTGTATTTCGTCTTCTGTAAAAGTAAGAATTGGTATATCTGCTACTATTAAATCGCTGTTTCTATATAAGACCTGTCTTTGTTCTTGTACCACTTGTCGTAACTCAGGATTAGATAAGTCGTATTCATCAATATTTTTCTCTAATCTTTCATACCAATCATATTCTATTTCGCTACCTAAATGATTTAGGGGAGCATTATTATAAATTATTCTATTGGAAAAGTTTTCAAAAAATGTATTTCTTATTTCAAATATATTTCTTAATAGACCATCATAAGTATCATACTCGTTGCCTACTGCTACTTCGTCTAATTTCTCTCCAGAAATTTGTCTAATAAGATATTCAATATCTTTAGTAATATCTAATTCTAAAGTAAGGTCCTCTAAAATTCCGCTAACTATTTGTTTAATTTTTTCATCCATTTTACTCCCTCCTTGCAGTTATTAACGGTTCATCTTTGCCGCCGAAGTCTTGAATCCATTCTTGGATTGTTCCTTCCTTTCTAGATATATATTCTACATTACCAGACGTATCTTTCATTTGTTTACCTCTCTTATCTAACTTCTTTTCTCTTCTAACTAAAATATTATATCTTTTTATTGACCTTTTATCAATGTTATCAACAACTGCCGAATGTATGCTTTTGCATATGGCTTCGCTAGTTTCATCGAGTGCTTGTTTGAAATCAGTAATAAAGGCTTCTATTAACTTATTTATATTTTCCATGCCTTTAATATTATCAAGACTACGTGCCGTTGGGGGATTTAAGTTACCAGTATCTTTATTATATGTAAATAATTTTCTAGTTTCAGTTTCACCACGACGAGTCACTGTATACTCTAGTTCTCTTATATCACTAGTAATGTTTCTTAGATTTTGTAATAATTTATTAGTATCTATATTGCTAAATCCTAGTTTACTAAAATCTCCAATTATGCGTAAGTATGCCTTTAGGATAATTTTAGCGTCGGCTTCCGATATATTGGAGGGCCAACTATCATCAGTTAAGAAATTAGTAAGTTCTACTGTACCTTCATTTTCCTTTCTCGGAATGCATAGGCTAAATATACTACCCTTATCTATATCACCTTGAAATGTATTTCGATATAATTGCTCAAATGACTTTTCGGTTTTAGCATACTCTCCCATAAACGCTCTATGATTCACTAACCACTCGTCGTAGTTGGGTTTTAATGAATTTGCTGCTGTTTTGGGTAATGTTATTCTTTCTATTTCTTCATCTTCTCTTGTAGTTTTATCTTCATAACTTAATCTGTTATACTCGTCTGCCTCTTCTTTAGTAACACCTGAAATTTTTCCAGATAAATATTCAGTAATAAATAATCTAAATAGTGTTGGTCTACGGCTGGTCAATTGTTCTCTTCTACCCATTACTGCACCCATAGCGGGGTCAGAAAATATATCTTCTCTTTCTGTAAATTTTAATATTTTAAATAAAGTATACATAGGTGACCTAACATCAAATTCTCCTTGACGAACCCCACCAGTATAAAATTTGTAGATATTATCCTTTAACCAGTTTTCATTAACTAAATATCTAAATAAATCATTGAACTTTTCTAGAGTAGTTTTATTACCTTTAAGAACATCTGTAAATCTTACTAGTGGAGCAACTGTATATGTATACTCAGTTTTAATATCTGCTCTATTTTCTCTATCGCTAAGAATTAGTGTGCGAGTGATATTGGGTAATAGTTTAATTAATTTATCGAATGGTTCACTACGAATCTCTTCATTTAACATTACTGCCTCTAAGGAATCTAATAATTCTTCTTTATCACTATATACTATTCTATCTCTAAACTCCGCTAAATTAGTAATAACTGGTTCATAACTATCATCAGGATATAATGTCTCAGTTACGAATTTAGACAATCTATCATACTGGTCGGGGTCTTGTGTAAATGCGTCTAGTAAATTATTAAATTGTTTACTAAGAACTATCAATGGAGATTCTTCGTATTTATCTTTTAGGGCTTGTAATATTCTAGAAATGTTTTCTAAATCAATACTACCATATCTTACTAGTCTCGATACATTTGGATTAGTAATTTCATTATTAGCAGCGACATCTTTTTCAGCACTTTCAAAATCATCTATAAATGACTTAACGGCGCTTGCTTCCCTTGGTGTCTTTATACTTTGTCTAGCAATACTGCCGGGTGTAGCATTTTCTCTAATCAACAGGTCTTTCCAGTCTATCAAATTATCACCCTTATAGCGCGCTAATAGCGGCTACAAGAGCAATAACAACAGGAACTGCTATTAGAATATAGCGTTTATATAAAGCCACCTTCGCTAAAATTTTATTCGTGGTAGCCTCATCAACTAATCCTAAATCTTCTAATTCTTCTAAAACTTCTTCAACTAAATCTTCGGCCTTTTCAACCTTATCTGTAACTTCTTTTTCTGTCGTCATATTTATTCCTCTTTTGCTTTTTTCTCTCTTAACTGTTTAAAATCTTCTTCCGTAATTTTTCCATCTTTATTAGCATCAATCTTATATTGTTTACCACTTAACTTCTTAATAATATTAAACCAACTCATTCTTTTTTACCCTCCGTTTTTGTTAAAAAGGCATCCATAGATAGAGCGTGTTTTTGCTCCATTTCTTGAAGAGTGCGACGATGCGCTAATTCAGAAGGAATCTCATTAATTTCGTTAGCCTGTTCGTTCTTCCATAGGTCTAACATACTAGTAATAATTAGTAAAGCGGGACCACCAATTAATCCTAATACAGCAGTAAACCCATCTAAGTTTTGTAGAACTACGTCAGGGTCTTTAGTAGCCATATAAATAACATATGCGGCTAAACCTAACCATGTTAGTACAATAGGCACTCCCATCAAAATCATAAGTTTATCATTAAAACTTTTATCTTTTGGATGCTTGCCCATCGTAATCCCCCAATTTAGTTTGAGTAGTTAGGTACTCCGTATACTGACTTCTCAATGTCTTTAATAAACTTATTGTTTTATTTATGGTAGTTTCTATATTTCGTGGTGAGGTTTTTTTATATTCCTCTAAACTACGTATAGAATTATTTATGGTATTAATAATACCCTGTAAGGTCATATGAATTACTCCAGATGTATTGCGTCATCATCTACTTTCATAGGGCATGATTCTAACATAATATCTTCTGGAGAATCTTCAGCACTAGGAGCCGGTAAATTTAATGGGCAAGGGTCACCAGTTCTAATAAATTTTTTACATCTAGGACATGTACCAGAATAAGCCGGTAAACCTGCAAGTTTTACTTTTATTACTTCATACCAACTCATTTTAATCACCTAATTCTTTTATCATCAATAAATTCCATTCTATCTTCAAAAGTCCCATCTTTCTTTAACTGAGCATAAATAGATTCTATTGTAAATGGGCCTCTCCCAGTACCGTATTCATCACTTACCCAAGCCATTAGTTTCTTACTGCTCGTAAAATCAATCCTAACGGGTTCTTTTTTGAATATATTTTCCCAACTCATTGTAATTTCTCCGCAACTGCATCTCTTATGTCTGTCCATACTTCGGGGTATTTTTCAATTAATACTCTTTGAATAACCTCAACCTGCTGGACCACAATAGTTTCTTCTCTCTTGTGTACTAATTGTCCTTTAAATTCTAACATATATTTAAGGGATTCCCTTATTTCCTTTGCTAATCTAGTTAAAGAATCTATTTCCTTAAAGTTAAGGTTTTCGTTATCCGCTAAACCATTTACTTTATTTTGTAGTATAGCAATATTGTTAGAAAGCACGTCCATTTCATTAAAATCAATACGTGCTAATTCCATAGCCGCGCTCTTTTGTATCATAGGTTTTAGATGCTTTCTTAAATGTAATTGTACGGCATCCTCAGACATTTCTAATTGTTCTGCTATTTCGCTAACTTTGGTGCGGCCATCTGAAAGACCTGCTTCAATATCAGCCCTTGACTGATGTGTACATAACTTACAATTGTCGTTTGAATGTGAAACATAATTGTCTGTGTGGTTTTGCATATGTTTACGGGTAGTTCCATTCCACCAACCATTATCTTTATCTAATACTGATGGGTCAATACTTCCGTCAAGAACTCCTTGTTCTATTATATCACGTTCTTCGTGATTACATACTGGGCAGGTTTTACGGGTTACTCTAGTCATTCTGATTACCACCGTATAATTTTCTTTGTTTAAACATACCCGTAGATTTGTGATTAACTTTAAGATACTGTCTAACAGCACCTATATCTGGGAAATATCTTCCAGTTAAAACTTTACGACCGGAGAATTGTATTTCTTTTTCAAATTTATCACGCATCAGCGAATATATTTCTTGAGCAGATGCAGGGCTATATAATTCTTCTACTACATCATCAATTAATTTTTTATACAAAGGTTTCATCTTTTTTCTTTTAACAATATTTTCCCAAGACATAATTATTCCTTCCTCGGTCCCCAATATGATATTTTTCTTACTGTGTTAACTATCTTATAACCGTGTCGTTTTAGTATCATACTTAATTCATTAGTAGTTGGAATATTTTTATATGGTCTACCAGCATAATTTGTTAAACCTCTCCAACGCTCTAAAATTTCTCTAACAGTTAAAGGCTCAGAAGAGTTAGTCAATATTTTATCTATTATTTCTAATTTTTTTGATTGTCTATTTTTATCGCTATATCTACTTTTATTTATTTCTTCTAAAAATTCTTGTGCTTTCAATACTACTCCCGGTGTTCTATCCGGTATTCTAATGGTTGATAGTTCTCCACCCAATGTTAATCTAACTAATGTCTTTGTGCGTCTTGTGCTATTAACTTTAAGTCTAAATTCTTCTAAAGAACTTGTTTGAGCCAAATCTTTACCTTCTTCTCCCCAACCCGGAACTGCCTCATCTAATATTTTTCTATCAGCGTTACTTGTTATTCTAAAAATATATTCAGTTACTTCAGATGTAAAGGTTTTTTGACCTGCTCTTTGACTTTTATCATAACTTACAATTATTGGTTTATTTGAACCTAATACCTTTTTACCATCTCTACGTGTTGGTATTTTGGGATATATTTCTGGATTACTTACTATCTCACGAAATCCTTCCTTTAATGATGCTAATTTAGAAAACGGTTCTAACTTAACACCTTTATCTATATTTATTACTATTGGGTCTGCTGGTTCTGGTGGCGTTTTTATTTCTTTAAGGATTTTTCTTAATTCTGCTTCAAATGTTTGGAGAGCAACAAACAATGGTGGTTTGCTAGTATTTGGTTTATCACTAGCCCAAAACCTAACATCTTCTGAACTTTCTTTATAGTTCGGCCCAGTATATTCTTCACCTTGTTGTCTAGCATACTCCTTTCTAGCATCTAAATATCTTATTACAGTTGGTGTTTTATAGTGACCAAAAACATCACCTCTATCGACAACAACTGGTTTACCATCTTCTAATTTAAATTTAGTAACTACTCTAAATCTAATATTTCTAGGGTTTGTGCCTCCTGCTTTCTTTTTATGAGTTTTATCTGCTAATATTGTTTTTAATATTTCTTGTGCTTCTCTTAGATTTTGTATATCTTCTACTAGTATTTCATCTTTATTTTGTAATATCTCTATTAAATCTAAGGCTCTACCCATTCCATCGAACAGATTTACTGTACTTCTAGCAAATTGGCCTTCACCGTGTCTTCTCATTATTTCTATAATTTTTTTAGGTCTATTACCTTCACCCGCTACACCAGTGTTAGGCACTCTTGCTTCAATTGCCCTAATACATCTTGTTGTTGCGTTTTTAATTATTTCCTGAATATCATCAGAAATATTTTCTAATGCTTTATATTCACTCATTATTTATCACACCCACAAGGAGATTTTTTATCTTTACACTTGGGGCATGAACCATAAACTATATTATGAATTGAGGGAGTAAATCCCGGCGAAGTAGTAACTGTTGCGCCAACTGCTTTATTTGCATTTTCTAATTCAGACATTATATCTAATGGAATTCCTAGTTCTCTACCTTGTTTAATAAAAGCCTTTAATGCTTCTGTCCAACTATCAATTTCTTTTTGGTCAATGGATTTAAGGTAGAGTTCCCAACTCATTCCTCTTCATCTCCCTTAGACATACTAAAAGCCTGTAATATATAAGCCTTAATTTTTTGTAGTGTTCTAGTATCATTTTCACTATTATCAATATATTCTAAAGTCTTTTCAAAAACATCTTCTACTTCTTCATCTGGGAAGTTTTCATCTAACCAACGATTAAACCATTCAGTGCGGGGCATTCTTATCACCTGTATATGTACATGGGTAGTTTCGATAAAGAGGTATAAATATCTTCCGACATAATATCTGCCACTTCTTCATAACTATTTACTACCTTTCCGCCTTGTTTTGCTACTTGATACAGTAATTGAGAAATATCTGTACCCTCTATTGGGTTAACTAATGTTATCTTAGGTTTATCCTTTAGATGATTATTTCTATTAGTTAGTAAGTTAGTATACACTCCTTTACCTCTACTATTTGGCATAACATATGTATTGCCTACGAAATAAAAATTACCCATATCAGAAAAAGACGAATAGGCTAGAATTTGTTCACCATCCACTCTAGTATAATATGTTAGAGGTGTAACTAATTCAGGATAACCTTTGTCTGTCGAACTTGTAAAATCAGATAAGATAGCGCGTATTTCGTATTCATTTAATATGTTAAAGTTCATTGTCTTCCTCTTATAGTTCATCTAACGCTTCGTTTATAGTCTCTACTATAACCCCTGAAGTATAGTCTAAACTAAAATCATAATATACTTTCATATATTCCGACCAAAATCCACTCATTAGTGATAATACCATTTGATAAAATTGGTTTACATCATCTTCTATTGAAGCATTTGCCGGTAAGTTCGTAACCATATCTCTTATTTCATTTACTATAACTTTAGAATACATCATAACATATTCTTTTAATTGATTTGAACTTAGCGCAGAATCTCTTTGTAATAGCATCCTAACTAATATTTCGTGTACTAAGTTTGTTGCAGACACCGTTAATATTTCTGTTAGTCTAGGTATTGCTATATTTCGTAAATTTGTTCTATTAAATAAACTATCTGGGTTATCACTTCTTTCTACGAATCTGCGTAAAACTCTCATCGTTATTTGTTCGTTAAAACTGTCTACCTCTCCTTTAACCCATTCTTTAATTTCTTTATCCATAGCACTGTGTAGACTTTCGTGCTCTAATGTATCAAGAAATTTATTCATAAATATTCTCTCAAATCTTTCATCAGACATCTGAGCGAAACTCGCATCTTCACCTAGTCTTCCTCGCATAACTCCCTCTCTTTTCTCATCAATCGCGCGTTTAAAATCAGGTAAATATATGTATGTTGTATCTTCTGCTGGAACATAAGCCCCAAGATGATAACCTTCACCTTCTCTAGTTCTTATCATTTGTTGTAATTCATCTGGTAATTGTGCTAATCTTGTTGCCAATACAACTTCTTCAGCCTTTCTAATAATACCGTAAAACCAACTCATCTCATGTCCTCCAATTTTTTAATAAATCTTCTTATCTCTCTACCTTCACGAACTAATTCTGAACTGTGACCTTCTAATAACATACCTATATTTTTTGATTGATTTAACCAATTGTTATATAGGTCTTGAAATTTATCAGATGTTTCATCTTTATAATCTTTTTTATCTTCCATATTATCTAATACTTTAATAATATCATTCTTACGTATGTGTTGTAAATTTAAAGTACCATAAGAATTAATTTTCCAATAACCGTTTCTATATAAGTCCGCTAATTGTTTATACACATAGGCTTTATTCATTCCTTCTGGAACTTTAATTCCAAAATTATATTTACCTTGAACTGGAGAAAATTGTTTTAAAGGTTTGCCGACATTATCTTCTGTACCTCTTGTCTGTAGCCAAAAGTCTGCTTCTGGAAAATTTATCTTAACAATAAAAGATTGTTTAATAATATTTTGCCAAGTCATTTATTCATCCTCTCAGTTTTTCTTTTACTTGATTCTTTTCTAGCCAATGCGACTTTGTGTGCTGAACGTAAACGTTTTTTTGCTTCTGGGTCTTTAGCCCTTCTCGCCGCAACTCTTGCGCGTTGTTCAACTAAATTAATTATTTGTGATTGTCTTTTATGTGGTTTAGATTTAAACGCTGCACTGGCAAAAGTATTTCTAACATCTTCAGCAGTTCTAAATTTTACAGGTACTGTATCTTTTGGGTTTTCATCAGTGTATAATCTTCTGCTAGAACCTTTTGGTTTTTTACCCGTACCTTTTGCCGGTTCTGCCTTAAGAATATTTTTCCACAAATTATCACCACAACTTTTTACAGGCTAAACAACGTGGTGTAGTAATGCGTCCTTTACACTCATGGCATTTATGTCTTGCTCTAAAACTCTTACGTCGTTTTTTACTACGATGAGTTCCACCGCCTCTATTTTTACCAGAACGTTTATAGTTACCATAACCTTTTGCTCCGGCGTGAATCTTTTTACCTTCATGAGTTAACATCATAATTTTTTTACCTGCTCTATCACTGGGATATACGCGACCTACACGCATATCTTTTTTGTCCTTTTTAAGAACAGTAAACCAACTCATTTATTCACCTCATAATTAAGTCGCCATGCTCATGTACATAAATTAATTTTCTGCGCTTCATAGCATCTAATACTCTATTAAGTTCTTTAGGTGGTGCAATTGCTTTGAGATTTTTCATACCTAAAGCACCTCCTTCTTTTTTGAACTCAGCAATAATTTTATCTTCAATTACTTTATCAGATTTAATAACGTCGAACCAACTCATATTATCCTCTCCTCTTAAACCAACCGTGTAACCCTTGGTCTTGTTCTAATTTAAACGTTCCGGCTTTTCTTCTTTTTGATTTACCTCTTTTACCTGCTCTACGTTTATAATCTTTACAAGCAGAACAAGTTGGTCGGCATCTACGTTTAGTTCCTTTAGAAGCATCTTTTCTCCCACAAGGTTCTGTTCCGGGTTTATCATCAGTACATGAAGCACAAGATACCCAATCTTTAATTAAAATATCTTCCCAAGTCATATTTATTTCTCCATTTCAGACCTTAGTTCTGTTACAGTAATATCTAAATCGTACTCTAATTTATTAATTAGTTCTCTAACATTTGGTTTAGGTTTCTTTAGTTCTTTGATTACTTCTTCTATATTAAAAGCAAACTGTCCTAAAATAGTAACTAGTTCATTATCACCTTCGTACCTTTTAATTTCATCGCGCCAACTCATTTCTTATTCTTCCCCCAGTTTTTTGCGCCGACTTTTCGACATTGAACTAAAGCACCAGAAGCATAAGCAGAAGGCCAAACATCATATCTACTTCTTACTTTATGATAACAAGCATCCTTTTTTGTTTTCTTCTTTTTTGCTTTAAGAGTATTAAACCATTCACCACGTTCTTCTGATTTTTTATAACCAGAAGCATAGGCAGCGGCTGCTTGTTTTTCTGCTTGTTTGCGAGTAGGATAAACTTTACCAGATTTGCCCCACTTATATCCACCTTTAACTTTTCTTATTGGCATATTAATCACTCATCCTCTGTGTTCTTAAATATTCACCAATATCATTTATATCTTTTTCACGATTAGTTTTATCGGAATCACTAAGTTCTTCTAAAATGTTCATAACAGTAGGGGTTATATTTTGAGATTCTAAATATAATTTAATATTATCAAATAATTCAAATCTTTCTGCTCGTTGTGGCGGCACTCTTTTTTGTCTTCCTGCTAAAAGTTTTGTTGGATTAGATATTTCTTGTCGTAATTCTTCTTCGGTGGGTACTCTGTTTTGGCCCTCTCGTCTAAACCGTGCTATTAATCTTCTATATGCGGGGTGGTCCCTAATCTTAGGTCGCATTTTACGCTGCCCGCCTCTCGGTCTTTTAACTTTAGGAGGTTTAGATAATTCTTCTCGTAATTCCTCTTCTGTTGGCTCCCTACCTAATTTATAGCGATACCGATTACGGACACTTCTTATTCTCTTTTTACCTTCTTCTAACTCATCCTTAATATATGGTCTAACTTGACCCATTTCATCACGAGTTAATTTCTTTAATATATCAAACCATCCCATATTAATCACGCAACTAATTCCCTATTTAACCAAGTACGTTCAATATATTGTACTTCGCCATCAGCATCTTCCCAAGTAACATACCAATAAAAGTCGTATATAGTAGTATTCCCGTCAGTAAAATTACTTAACCTAAGCATACGTGGGTCATCTGCATAACCCTGAATATAATGTGTTGTGGTATTAAATTCAATAGGAGGGTTAGTATTATTTGTTGAGTTTACAGAATACACAAGAAACTGCACAGATACGTTATACCCGTCTAAGTCATTTTCTTCTGTTCCACAATCAAGGTCATAAAACACAACTGCCGAAGTATTGTTTGTTCCAAAATTAATACCATATAAATTAATTTCACAAACCTGCTCCACTACCTCTATTGACCACATCCAAATTCTTTCTATTTGTTCATCATCAATTGCCGCAGTAATTCTAGGAACCCAAACACCTACTGCTACGTTATCAAAAGTATGAGAAACATCTGTTGGTTCACTACCATTAACTTGTACAAAGTGAGTATAATCTACTTCGTCATCTTCTCCGGGTGGGTGCATATCTATATCTATTTCTAAAATTTCTTCTTCACAATTTGTTGGAACAATTCTAAAAGCAATTAATATTGCATCTTGTTCTGCATCTGATTGAACATGACCTCTATAATGATTAGTAATTTCTACTTCGCATTCTAGTTCTGGGTCATATTCACATGACTCATCATCTACGGTAGCATCTGAATTATAATTATTTGCGCTATCATCCATACAACCATAAATAGGTTCAGGGTCGTAATCACAAGTATTATCATCTTCTGTTGCTTCGGGATTATAGTTATTAGCAGAATCATCAGTACAACCATAAACTGGTTCTGGGTCATAAGTACATGAACCGTCATCTTCTTCTGCTTCACTTTGATAATTATTTGCTTCTGAATCAGTACAACCATAAATAGGTTCTACATAATATTCGCAACTTCCATCATCTTCATTAGCATTATTATCATAGTTTTCTGCTTCGGGGTCAGTACAACCACCGCGAGTACATGAACCATCTTCTACTGTTGCATTGGGATTATAATTTGGGGCAGCATTATTCATACAACCATATACAGGATAAGAACAAGAACCGTCATCCATGTTAGCATATTCGTCGTAATTATCTGCATTATAATCGGTGCATCCCCAAATCTCATAAAAAGTATCATCAGGGTAATAATCATCAGGTTCATCATCACCAACAAAGTCAGTAATTCCAAACATTTCTAAAGAACCGCCGCCACCTACTAATAAGAATAAAGGAGCAACAAGAATAATAATCTTTTTAATATTTTCTGCTTTACGTTGTACGGATTCAATTGCTCTATCTACAATATCTCCTTCAAGAGTTGTATCTACTTCAACCTTAGTACTATTACCATTACCGTTAAGCACTTTATTTTCAGAAACTTCTTGATTAATTGCTTGAACTGTATTAATTAATTCTGCTGCTTCTTTTAGTTGTGTTACTAAATCTGTTTTTTCAGTTTCTTTATGTGAATCATTTAATACGCCATCATCCATTAAATCGGCTAATATATCTGCTTCCTCTCTACCGGTTGCTTCTGCTAAAACCTTTGCTTTTTCTACAAGGTCATCTAAATCATCTTTTTTCTTAGCCATGTTAAACACTTCATAGTCTTATTAACATTACTAATGTAATGCTTATTTATTAATAAACATTTCTAATTATGCGTTTGCCGCTGCTGGGTTAAAATCATTATCATCATCATCTCTTCGTCTATTATAGACATCTATTAATTCATCTACTTCTTGATTAATTCTTTCATCGTCTTCGTCTACTATTTCTGCGTCTACTATTTCTGGTTCAGGCTCTGGTTCTCTCCAAAGTTTAAAATTACTAAAATCTTTATATTCATTACTATCTATGTCTCCAAATTTAGCAACATGTTCTTTAACACTTAGACCCCAATTACTTACATCTATTTCATTATAATCTCGCGCATATGGAATATACATTTTATCATCATAATATTCTATTGCTTTAGGAAATATTACGTCATTTGTTTGGCCTCTTCTTCTATTAAAAGGTCTAGATGATTTATCATATTTTTTATGAAAGGGTTCCATTTTCCATCTTCTAAATCTTTCTGCATCAATTGACTTATCAAAAATTAGTCTTGTAATATCCGGATTATCTTCTTGTTCCCAAGCATCTACTTGAAATCCTTTACTGGTTAAATAAATCCAGTAATCTATCCAGTGTCCAATATCACCTAAAGTATTACCCAAGTTTGTTTTAAGTGCTGCTGAGATTGTTGCCATCGAACTTAACTCCATATCAAAACCGGTTGCTCTACTTTCCGAACCTTGCTGTAAACAGATTACGTCTCTTGGTCTATCACGAACACGAATAAGATTACATTCGTATACAAATTCTGGCCCTGATTCATCAAATATTGTTTCTATACTCACGTCCTTAAAATAATCACCTACCGATAGTCTAAATTGATTATCCACCCAATCAACTTTAATTTGCATAGCAGCCGCTAAATTTATAAATTTTTTAGCCATATCTATATTTCTTTCTAACGCATTTGCTATTCTATCAATAGAATTTGGCCGTAGTTCTTCATATTGAAGTAAAGCATTAGTTATTACAGCATCTGCGTTTACAAATGTATTATACATATAATTAGTTGGTAAAGTTTTTAAAAACTGAAAATATCCGCTTTTAGACATTTCATCAATTTCCTGTTCAGTTTTACCTTGAATATTACTAATTGTAGCCTCGGCAGAATTAATAATCCTATGTAATGTTATTAAATCTTTTGATATACCTAGGACGTCAATCATTTCTTTTAAGTTAGGTAGTATTTCAGTTTTTATTTTATTAACCAACCCTTCATCTAAAACTTCTGTGTCCTCGTCCTTAGATATAATATTTTTCCAATTCATTACTTCACCTTCTAAATAATGCAAGACCGCCACGAGTTTCATTAGAATAAATACGCATACTATTTAGAATTCTAGGAACAATAGAAACATGACTTCTATCTAATTTTGCTAATTCTCTTCTTAATTGATAGCCGTCTACCTCATCTTGTCTTAACTCAATATATTTTTCTCTTAACGGTTGTTTAATTTCCGCTAAGGTAAATCTTTCAGGTAGGTCTATTTCTTTTAGAGCCTGTCTTAGTGTGGGCATATGTGCTTTTATTTTAGCCTTATTAATTTTTAAATATTCTTTAGCAATAAGATAACCTAATTTTTTACCTGCCTCAATATCAGAAGGATAATGAGAACCCATTTGAACTCTAGCCAATGCTAACATTTCCGCCATCTTACTTAATTCATCAGATTTATTAGGATGTTTTGCACCCAATATTTTTTCTAAAGCATATACTAAAGTAGCATGACCCGACGGAAAAGCCGGAGTATCATCTGTTTTGGTTTTAGTTTCACTTAACTTAGAACTTTCATTTGGTCTAGGTCTTTCATATTTCATTTTCTCTTGCATAACATAAGAGTCTAAATCCATTTTAAAATCTTTATAGTCTGCGGCTTTCGCACCTACAATACCATACATCAATGTATCGGCATCCTTATCATTTTTATCCATTATTTTTTTAGGGACTGGTTTATCTTTCATAATTTTAATGACTTCCTTTATTTCCTTTTCATCATCAGGGTAAGACATTTTAGGAACATCTACTTCAAAAGATGGTTTATGTTCTAATATCTTTTTCTTTTTCTCGGATAGATTATCTACCCATTTTGATTTAATTATATCCCACCACATTATTGTTCCTCCACTGGGTTTTCTTGTAGGAATGTCTCTACCTCATCTTCTACTTTTTCTTTAATTGTATATACCCTGTCTATTTTTTCTTCAGCCCTGATTTTTGTAGATTGTGGAACTGCTGGGTGTTGTAATAAATTATATAATGCTTGTAATTCACTAGTAGTAGACATTTGGTTTGCTGCCCATTCTTGAGCAGAAACAGCCAAAGGGTCAAATCTATGTTTTCTATATGGTTTTAATAGTTTATTTATTTCGGGGTCTTCGGTTAATACTTTATGAACATATTCGTGAGTTAATATGTCTGTTATTATTTCTGTATATGTCCCACCATATCTTTTACGATACTCTTTTATATCATCTAAATATGCATCTGCCTCTCCGGTTTTTGGTTGATAACCACCTAACATAAGAAATTGTTTAGGTGGACCACCAAGAAGATGATTAATTTTATTACCCGCCCACATTAAAAATCTTACTCTCCAAGGTTTACCTTGTCTAAATTTAAAATCTTTATGCAGGTCATCCGACTTAATTATATCCCACCACATATTAAACCACCTTAACGTCACCAACTGGTTTCACTTCAGAATTACCTATTATACTAGCAAATTTTCCAGACAAGTCACTTTGTATACCCATCGGTTTTAATTGTGTAAATTTTCTAATATCAAATTCTTTTGAAAAATCTTCTAATATATTAACTAACTGTAATAATTGTAAACTTATGGGGCCTACTGCATCAGCAACAGGTACATTAGACGATAAAACTATACATACATCTCCGCCGCCTGTTTCTGGATAAATCTTACCACTTTTTAAGTCGCTATAAAAACAAAGATGTGGTTGACCTAAAGATACTGTATAATCACCATATTGTGAACTCCTAGTACGTTGTCCTTTTTCTCCCCTTGACCTCATAGCACCAAACACATCTAAGAAAATTTTACATTCAAATTTCTTTACTTTGAGTCCTGATAAGGTAAGTAATTTTACAATGTCTATATTATACTTATCACCCATCTGAAATAAAGTTTCTGTTCCTTCAAAACTACGATTTTGCCACCCTAGATAGTGGTTTACATGATTATAAATGGTACCGACACCTGATAAATTGTTAATTGTTCCTCTATAGTATCTCATAAAATCCACCGTTATATCCTCAGTTATTCTGAAGGCATTTTCTTGTTTTAGTAAATTATTTTGGATTAAATAATTTTTAAATGATATAAGACCATCTTCCATCGTATCTTCTAGGGTTCTATAATTAATCTTTGCATTTCCAAACTCTATCAACGGTATAGTAAATTTATATTCTATAAAGTTTCTTTCAGAAGGTTCATGATATACTAATCTAGCAAATTCACTGGACGTTACGCTAGGTAAGAAATCTGTTACAGTATCTGATGCAAAACCCGTAGCGACTAATTCTGATGGAGTAGGATAATTATAGGATTCTGGTTCTGTAAAAATTCTACCAATTGTTTTAATAGAAGGTGCTTCAACATAAGACTCTATAGTTCTATTACGTTTGTTGCTGTCTTCTGCCACGGTACCAATAAATATAACAGGCATTACTCGACCTGCTCTACCGCCACGTAGACCCGACACTCGCTCCATGAATGCACTCGCATATAGACTAGGATAATCTATCATTTGCCTTTCCTTACTCGATAAGAACTTTGATATATCTTCCCCTCTTTTAACTGGAATTACTATTTTATAAAGTAATATTCCTATTTTCTTGTCGCCCTGCATTATATTTAAACCTGTTAAATCAACGTCATCTCGTTGTTTTATTTCTCGCTGTGTTAATTTTTTAGTCTTATCAGTAAATGTTTCAACAATATCTTTTGCAGTTTTACCTTCTGGTGGAGTTGCCCCAAGTTCCCCATATGTGTATAATCTTTTATCATATTTTGCGGTGGATTCACCAACAACTTCTATCTGCTTTAGATTTTTAACAGTATCATTAATATTTTTTTGCGCCCTTACTACTCCGCTTACCAATGTTCTTTCAATACCTTCACCTAATTCTTCTGGAGAAAATCCAAAGAAAGTGTTCGCTTCTTCATATTCTATATCTCTTCCACCACTTAGCATATAATCTTTATCTACTCCCCAAAAAGACTTAAGTTTTTCATTAACCCTACTAACTAAATTTAGAAAGAGTCGATATGTTTCAACAATCTCGTTTTTATTTACATTTATTAGCATTACTAAGAATTCTCGTAAGGATATTTTAAAAGTAGCGGGAGGGGCGCCGTCAATTGGAACTTTAGCATAGAGTATATTTCTATCTCTACCTTCTAAATTCATAAACATAGAGGCGTTTGGTAAAAGTGTGCTTTCTGACGGTCCTTTTTCACTGGGTTCAAATATTTTCATTTTATGATTCGCTGTATTTTTATCTATAATTTTTATTAATCTACTCCTAAATATACTTCTTGTACTATCCCAAGACGAACTATCTACTTTCATCCTATCGAATAGGTTACCTAACCCACTATCATCGTCAGATTCTGGTTTAAGCATTAAAGCACTAAAATAATCTAACGGTGAAACACTTACATTTGCTTTAAATGTTTCATTATCGAAATCATTAACTAGTGGAATAGCAGTATTACTTTTTATAGCGTTATATATACCCATATAAACGTCTGACCTTCTTTTATTTATAAAATAATTCATCGAATTCATTAGTGTCTGTTCATATATTTCTGATATAAATTTTCCACCGACATTTCCTTTGACTCCGGGTATCTTTGCAGTAGCAGAATCCCATTGTTTTTCAAAATCTTTAGACTTATCTTTAATTTCTTTTACTTGTTCATCAAGAATATCATATAGAATTTTATCTACATCTTCTATAATATTACTACTGGATGAACCAAAATTTTCTACTGCTTCATCCTTTAAAATATTACGCCAAGACATATTTTTCATTTGCATCACCAGTTATGATACATATAAAGTTTATTATTACCCGCGACCACAATGTTTTCATTTAAATTACTTTTTCAAAAAATGGCCGGAAATTTTTTTGCCACTAGCAAAATTTTTTTTATTTTTTTCATTACATTTCCAAGGTTTACTTAAAATATTCTAAATAGCGTGAATAAAATAGAGTATTTAATTGTACATCAGTTCATCTGTATCTTTTTTCGGTATATTAAACAAATTATTTAACTCGGCAAAGTGTTTTAATAACTCTTCAGCGTCATTATCAGTACGTATATCTGCTAATTCCGGCGAATCTGGTATTTCATTGTATAGTTCTATGAGTTCATCTAACTTATTTTTAATTTCATTAAACCATTCTTGTATTTGTATTTGGTTCTCCAATGGAGGCGGCGCAAATTTTTTGTATAAGTTATAAAAAGAATGCCAGTCCTCAACTAAGTGTTTTATTGCTGTTACTATTGGTTCAAAATCATGATTTGCAGGGGTATTTTGCCCGCCGCCTAAGTTAAAATTAAATGTGTACATTATAATTTCCCTCCAAGTAAAGAAAAGTTTCGGGTTACCTATAAAGATATGGTTATTTGAAATATACTATATTAAATAGGTTATTTGATTTCGTTATTTAAATAACAAAACAAGTTCACGCAAAGCGGAACCATATGGTACGAATAAAATAGATTATTTATGGTACGAAGTTAATGAAAAATGTGTTTTATGAAGTAGCCCGCGAGGAGACGTTCAACATTCATTTAAATAAATTAAATACGTTTCTCTTGCTCATAATGAGCACTCCATATGGTACAGAAACGGTATTAACGCCGGCTCTTTTTTGTTGCTGTTAGTAATTAATTTACAACGCTGGAAAAGAGTCAAGTTAATATCCGCATGTTCTGACGTAGTGAATACCTTAATTTAAGGTTCCTTCGTCACCATATGGTACGACACTTTGGTAAGTACCTTATATACTCTATTTTGTGCTATAAACTGTATCAGCCAGTCGCTGGGTGTCCCAATAGGGACTTAAATGATATAGTGCATGGCAGAATAATTACTGTGAAGTAATAATGCATTATCTACTGAGTTTAGTTATAGTGACTTAAATGCAATTTGTTTCTCCACCGATGAGAAGACAACGTAATAATCAAAGGTTGGTTTGTGGGCGATTTAATAGCGCAATTCTTAGCGGAATCAGATGGTAAATATTGGGAGTACAAGCCCTTTATGGATAAGTAAAAGTAGTCGTCAAGTACAAAGCGCAACCAAACGTACTGTATCACGATTAAATTTGTAAGTGTCTCGTAACAGCGATAATCTTACTGCACACCTAAAAAATATGGGGTTTTGGAAATTAATAAAGATGTAAATGGTGAAAACCTGTTCTTTCCCCCGCCTTTTTTTTATTTTTTTTAATTTTTGAGGTAATACAAATTATTACCATATGGTTCGATGCTCTTTTATTTAAAAGTTCTTAAGGCTTTTTCAGGATGAACGAGGAGTGAAGGGAAGGACGCGACTTGTTGCCAGTAGGGAAAAATGGAACATTTTTAGTAAGTATAATTATTATTATATGACGTACCAATGGCAACAGAGTGCGTCTTCCCGTACGACGAGTGATATAATTAATAAGACTTAAGAAATGTTATCTTAATGCTGAGAAACCCCGTCGGGGACATATCACGATGTTCCATATGGTACGGTGGTAAAACTGTGGGTTTAGTGAAATGGAATGGTTTACCATTACATTCACATAAATCCTAGTGAAATATTTATGTTAATAAATATGTTTTATTGAATGAATATTTACTAAAGTTTTACCGAAAGTCCTCGCGTGGCTGCCGCGCGTAGCGTCTGGGGACTCTTAATTTATAAGATTTATACAGAAAGAACAGTCGTACATATTTGCCTCATTCTAATCGAAGACAAATATTACTCCTTTTATATTAAATATTAAATCTTATATATTATTCGTACCATATGGATTGCTTCTCCGAAGTGGGAAGAAGCAAGCCGCATCGGGGGTGATTATAGTGTTTGACGAGCAAGAATAATTTAACTTCTGGAAGAAGTAGACCCATATGGTTCTTTTGTTATACGCAGTTTGGTGTAACAAATGTAATGTCTAAAATAGAACTTTCTGAGTTTTAGTGTTATACTAAACAAGTAAAAAAGAACCCCGAAGGGGTGGGATAGGGGTTTTACCCCCTACCCCGAATGAAGATTATGCCTCTTCATCCATTGATGATTCCTCCTTCATTGCTGGATATGCTACTAAAGAAGCATCAAAATTATTGATAAATTCTGATACATCAATCGGACCTTCTTCATCTTTCAAAAGAGCCTTAATTCTCCTATGTCCAATCTTAGAAGCGTCACTGTACGTTTTGATGTTACCTTCTCTTAGAGTAAATAGAGCCAATAGTCTATTTGGGTTCTCCATCATTCCCTCCCAAATTTGACCTACTGTTGGGTCTTTTGGTTTGGATGAAGAAGGTAAAGCACACAAATCTTTGTATCTACGTGCTAGAGCATTGATAGAACTCATGTAAGATTTCTTATCTTCATCGGTTCCCTCATTACCCCAATCTACATAGTTACGGATTGTACCCATGTTAAAGGCATGTTTCTTATCCTCGGCGTTCTCGGACCAAAAAGGTAGTAATAACCATGCGGTTACTCTAACTACCAAATTGTTCCACTTTTCAGTTATGGTGTTATCAGCGTCTTGCGTCATGATATATTGCATATTTTGAGGTACTTAAATTACTATTACAAAGTGTTCGTAAATTAACTACCATATGGTACGGGCGCTTTGCTCCTAGTACCTTATATACTCAAATCTGTTCTAACTATTGCCTTAACAGGCAGAAAGTGAGAAAAATGAGTGCAGAAGAAAACACAAAAATAATGAACGCAGAAGACTATGCTGTTTATCAGCATAAAGTGAACGAATGGATAGAGGAAACTACCCCTCTAATATCCAGCATAGAAGACAAAAAGCAACGCAACGTTGCTGAGTTTAATATGATGGTTATTGGTAATTACCTTGGACAAATGGCTGATAGTGCTGAACTAGAACTAAAGCAATTAATCCAAAGAATCGGTAGAAACTTCCCTATTGGGAACTGGCCCTTTACTAGAGGAAAAGGTAGTAACCTTGCTCCAGCAGTACAGGCAGTATTGGATAACCACCTAGAAGTAGCCACTACTTTTTGGGGACAAGTATTCGATTCAGCCCAAGAAATTGAAGGTGCTAATCGCCTATCAATTTTGAGACTATCTGGTAGAGATACAGAGTCACCTTATGCAGTAATAGAAGACAGGGATAGTTTTATTTCAACAAAAGTGAATGCTGAAAAGCAGAATCTTATGTCGAAACACCGTTCCGGTGCATGGGACGGTAATGCAGACCTAACTTTTACTGTTGATTCAGGAGAAACAAAGGTCGAAACTCAAGATGGAGTGGATGCTTAAATGAGTGTCCATTACATTGATGAGGCGGAAGGTAGTTCTTTCCGTTTAGACGAAGAAGCATAATTATGCTAATTCGCCGGGAGTTAATGGGCAACTTCCCGCATCAAAAAAACCCAACCCGCCAATGTTCGGGCATAGTACGAACAAAATAAACCTGTAAAAATCGTGAATTTAGAAACAGGCGTAGTTATGACTTTCTACGACATCAAAAAAGTCAAATCAATGTAATTAAGGAAGTAGAAAAAGATGAGTAGTAGTTTTAATCAAAGATATGAAAGAAGATTTGGTGGTAATTATAGTTGGTCTAATCCATTATGGCGTAGATACAGAATTAAGCAATTACGTGCCAGACATGAAAGACGAGAAATGGTTCAAGAAAACCCTAATTGGCTTCAAGAACGTTATCCTAATTGGGATTGGCGTACAGATGCACAAAAAAGGTATGATTCAGTGGGTGTTAAAAGATGAAATGTGAAATTTGTGATATGGAGTTAAGTTATGATTATAAGTGTGATAATTGTGTGGGTGTTGGACATGTTTAAATTTTTTAAGAAGGCTGAATATGTCGTAAAGTTCAAACAGGACCGTTATCAAAATTGGGTTCTGGAATCGTTGAGAATACCTGCTAGTTCTGAACAGGAATTAGTAGTATCAATGAAACGCATTACAGAAATCATCCAAGAACGACTTAAGGAGATGAATGAATGAGTAAAGATTTGATTCAAGAATTAAGGGATGACCCTCTAATTAATCAAGAATGGTTAGAGAAAATATTGGACGGTAAAAGTGCCTGCAAAAGTAGGTGCTTTTGGTGCATCCTTTGGAATAAAAACGATTGTATTCCAAAAAGTTAGTATTTACAAGTCGAAACGGCTTTAATTACCGGAGTTTTTAATAGTTCTCCGTTATCAAAAACTGTTGTTTTTTTATTTTTTATTTTTTGGGGTTTGGTTTTTCCAAGTATTCAAAACGCATTTGCTTTACAAATTATGCAAATTCAAACCATATGGTACCCGATAACTAAACTGAACAGTGTGTGGCTCAAGGAAACGATTTTAAAATAATGAAATGGTTCGCTGCTAATAAATTCTTTATAGTGAGAAATTTTAAAATAACGCAAGTGGTGTTTCCTAGGAGGCGCAGACTTTTTGGGACTTGAGGGATACCCCATTATTTTTGAGGACATATTATAATGTTCCATATGGTAACAGATGTAGAATGCTTATTCACAAACATCTTCAATGATTTCATCATCATAATCATAATGTACACTAAGCATTCCTGTTCACCCCCTCGCGGTCCATAGTATGCTAACGCATGGACCATATGGTAACGATGAAATTGTTTTATTGGATTGAATAAAACTATTGAAGAGGAAAAGCAATTATAATTACTTTATATGCGGTCCCCGGAGAGAGGACAGCACGCTGCGGTCTATTGGTTTATCGAATACGGAGTATATTTAGTAGTATCTGCTCTCAGCAGAAACCATATACATCCGTATCACGTAAACCGGACCATATGGTTTGCGATTTATTAAAATTTATAAATTCTATCTTTATTAATCTATCTTCTCTCTTAATCAGGTAAAAGTAGAATTTTAAATAGCGAAGACGGTTTAATGAACCCTTGTGGCTTGTCGCAATACCGCAGCGAGGTATAAAAGAATTTATTACCATATGGTTGCAAAAAAGTAAACTTTAACCGTTTTTATTTAAAAAAACGCCTTTAGGGTAGTTAAATTTACTTTAGCCGCTACCTTACATTTTGGGGATTACCTTAATCACAGTTAAGGACCATATGGTAAGTATTTTAATAAGGTATTATTGATAAGGTATTACAAATAAGGTATTTGAAATAACCTATACATAATGACTTTTTGGACTTCAGGGCTTTATATACTGATTCGGGGTTCTCCTATTGTATGTGAATCATCATGATTTTGGTTCGCACATGATAATCAGATTACATTTGTAAGTTTGACCTAGTTATTATATAAACTATAACTTTCAAACTAACAATATTATTATAGTTATTTTGAATAACTAATTACTATTTTCGGTTACATAATGAGGCTTACTTTTCTAAAGCACATTTTCTCAAGCATTATGTAACACCTTCTCACATTTACTATTCGTAGTAAATCATTATGTCCAAGAAAATTGGAATATCAGTTACATATTGTAACTATTTCTACTTTTACTACTTTTACTATATACTATATATCTATAAGATAGATTATATATATCATTTTGTATATGATTCTTAATTTATATTATTATTATTATATGAGAGGGGGTAGTAAAAGTAGTAAAAGTAGTAAAACGTCATTTTGTATGAGAAAATAGCATTATCTAATGCAAAATGATTTCCTAAATAGGAATAGTGAACAAAATGTGTAGGAAACTCTTTTTCTAGTACATTTTGTAAAAGAAATATAAAAGGTGATAAAATGACCAAAAATACAGCAAAGAAAATAAAAGATATTATGAAAGAATTAACCGAAATGTTATTAATGAAGAATGAACAGTATGGAGACTCAGCGTTGAACCCAATTGGGATATTTGCGAATGGGAGCGCGAAGGAATTGATTGCTGTTAGAATGGATGATAAGATTTCAAGATTAGCAACAGGTAATGAAACAATTGAAAGTGATGAAGATATATATTTGGACTTGGCAGGATATTGTGTATTATGGTTGGTAGCACATAGGGATGAAGAATGATGAAAATTAATGTAGAAAAATTAAGTGACGGCGAATTAAAGGAAACATACGAATATTTGCGATTATTGCATAGAATATGTATAATATTAGGTTTTGCAGGGCTACTTTTAGGGGTATCTTTTAATACGAATCTATTATTGTTCGCAATGTTGGGACTACCCTTCGCATTGGTGCTACTCGCAACTTCTGATAATTTACAGAAGGAAATACAGAAAAGACGTTGGGAGAGATACAAATGAAAGAACCTAAATTTAAAAAAGGGGAGATAATCGAAAATATCCACAATCGGAAAAGACTTGCTATTGTAAAGCGATTAATTAAAGATTGGGATGACTGGGCTTACGAAGTAGGCGAAGCACAATATAATTATAAGAAAAATGAAGTAAAATTCGATGATATTTTTATATTGAGGGGTCGGGAGACTTGGCATTGGCGAAGTAAAAGAAATGACCCAATATGACTCAAATAACATACCCAAAATGTTAATGAAAAACTAATCCAACAACGGTTATATAGAACATAGTCGTTGTTAATATTGCCGACGGGCTTACGTAAAAAAGGAAGTGAAGAAGATGAATATATCAGAACTAAGAGTACAATTAGGAAAAGTAGAGATTATGGAGAGTGAGTAAAATGGTAAAGGTAACAATACTAAATGAAACAGGTCATACCGAACTATCAATGAGTGCTGAAGGGGCATTGGAGCAAATTATTGAGCATCCTACTCATTGGGCATACATTGACGGTGAACTTGTTTCCCGTGAAGAAATTGCGAACATCAACTTTAATGATGTAAATGAAGTAGTTCTAACGCAAGCCATCGTTGGCGGTTGTTAGGACTAAAATTAAGTTAACATTTTGGCCCAGTTTCCAGTCTGGGTGAACAAAACTGGAAATTCATGTAGAACCAAGCGGCAAGAACCGGGTTTTACACATAAGATTTAATTATTTTAAATGGAGAGATAAAATGACTTGGAGAAAAAAACAAGATTGGAATGGATATAAAGAATTTTTATTATTAAGCGACATTCATGAAGAATGCCAGCAAAGATATGATTATAGATTAAGAAGATATGTAGGTGGAGCAGATTCACCACAAAGAATTAAAGATAAGATTACCGAATTAGAAAATGGTGTTGATAGACAATATGGTGAAGATGGTCGTTTAATTGTTCATAAGGAAAAGGATGGAACTATTATATTAAATAAAAGAGGTGAGGCTATCCCTAAGTTGGCATTAATAAATGACGAAACTAAAGTAGCAAAAATGAATTCTTGGATTAAACAACAAATGCACGCACCAACGACTAAGTTTAAAAAACACATGTTTGCTTTTTTATATAGAAAGCGATTTAAAGAATTTAAAGGTGAATAATATGTTTAAACTTATATTAGACATATTAAAAGCAATTACCGTTGACGCATCGAAAGGTTTCAAGGAAAGAAGATTTGTGCGTAAAATAGAGAAATATACTGATGATTTAGTAAATAAATATGGATTATTGGGTGCGTTTGTGTATCAGTTTGAATCAGCAATCGCTAATAATATTTCTGATGAAGGTGCTAGATACATACTAGATGATTTTGTAAATGGCGCATTACCAATATTGAGATATGAATATAGAATCGATATGGATGAAGATTGGCAAACCTTAGTTAACTATTGTGAACATTACAATGTTGTCTGGGATTCCCAAAAAGAATAACTTAAAATATAACGCATAGTTAATCTACTGTGTGGCTACCATTGAAGTCTGTACGACAGTTTTGGGTAATACCGAATGTGTTTCAGATAAATATTTATTGGCGGCTTTAGCAGTAGAATTAGCGGTATATTTTGTTATATTTGTTATCGGACATAGAATAGTTGTCTGGATAAAAAAAGAATTAAAAAAATAAGCAGGTATAGCCGAGTGGTCAAAGGCGATGGGCTTAAGTCCCATTACATAATGTTTCGTAGGTTCAAATCCTACTACCTGCACCTATTAAATAGAGTTAGAGTTCTCTGTAAAAAACTCAAAAGGAAGTGAAAAAAATGAAGAAAGAAATAAAAATAAAAAGTTTTAAAGTAACAAGTGAAGCAGCACCAACTCAGATTGAAGGAAATCTAGTTGATGGTAGTCAATTCTATATTAAGTATAGAAACGGTAGATATTACTATGAAAATACAATACAATATACCGATATGCAAACTGGTTCTATATGTGAATATGTAGAAAGAACATTTTCTATGAATTTATATCTTAGTGACCCAGATTGTATGCCAATAAGTGCGGCGTTGGCATTGGCGGACTTAGTATATTTATCGGAGGAAGAATAATGGATATGAACCATTATCAAAGAACAGCAAGCAAAACTGCTATATTCCCCACTGATAATAGCCTATTGTATCTTACTTTAGGTTTATGTGGCGAAGCAGGAGAAGTTGCTGAAAAGATAAAGAAGCACATAAGGGATTCTGGGTCATTACAGAATACATACCCAATACATTATAAAGAAGCGTTGATTCGTGAATTAGGTGATGTATTATGGTATCTTGCTAATCTAGCAAACGAACTTAATGTTAAGTTAGATAAAGTGGCTAGGTTAAACATAGAGAAGATTCAGAAAAGAATGGAAAACAATACACTGAAAGGTGAAGGTGATGATAGATGAATTTAGAAAAACTTAAAAAATTACCAAAAACAGATACTATTAGAAAACATGCTACTGCTAATGATTTAAGAGTTTATACTAAAGTATACTTAGATAGAACTGTCGGAAAAGAATTATCCCGAATAAAATTATTTAAAAGTTTGCGAGAACAGGGATATTCTTATGAAAAAGCAGATAGTGTAAGTAGGAGGATTCTGTAATGAGAAAAAGAAAACAAAAAAGAAGAACAAGTGCAGACTGGAAAGTAATGGTAGAAGCAGTACTTACAGTATCAAATAGACACGAAGAAGTATGTACTAATTTAATAATGGATGAAGTATTAGATGAATATTACAAACTACTTTGTAAAACAACAAGAACCGCTGCGGTAAATAGACACGTTGCTAAATATAGAGGAAACACTTTAGCCATGAGTCAATTTATCTCAAGAGCCTTAAAGAAAGATGGCGGTTGGGTATCAAGAGTTGATAGTGGCTCAAGACAATTAATGTGGAGGAAAATAGAATGAATGCAGAAGAACGATGGAATAATTTATATGAAAACTATACAAAATGGCTGGCTTGCACTGTTAAACATAGTCAAGAAGCAGCAGAAAGAGGAATTGCGTGTCCTAAATGTGGATTCGTAATTAGTAAAATACAGGAGGAAAAGTAAATGGCATACATGGAATGTCCTAGATGTGAATGGAAATTAGTTAGAGCAGAAGATGATGGTGTTGAATGCACTAACTCTGATTGTAATTTCCCACATTCAGAAAAAGAAGAGATTGTTTGTGAAATATCTCGTGATGATAATAAATTGTGGTTAGAATTTTACTCCAACACTGGAAGGTTTGGAACTGAAGAACTATTAGATGATTATTGTTTAACTTCTGAGCAGTTACTAGACATACTTCAAGAATGGAGAGATAAATCATGTGAGGATGATACTTATGGATTATAAATTATTATATAAAGTATTATTATTCTTTATTTGGCGATTTCACTCAAGAGCATTTGTTTTATGGATGAAACAAGTAGAGCGAAATACTAAAGTTAAGGAGGCAAGCGAAGAAATGATTAGTGGATTTACAAAGGATGGTTTTACAGATGAAGATTTGTAGAAGAAAAAACTGTATGAACCCAAGATTTAGTACTTACAGTGATTACTGTATAACTTGTTCAAGGAGGATGGGTTAAATGTGTGGAGCAATACCTAGTCAATGCGAAAAATGCGGACACTGGTATAGAATTGGTAATTGTAAGAGGTGTGAAGAATGAATATATTCTTTTTACATGAAGACCCAGTATTAGCGGCTAGACAACTATGTGATAAACACGTAGTTAAGATGCCAACTGAGGGATTACAAATTATCTGCCACAATTTGCATGAGTTAAATTATCAAAAAAATATTCCTTGGAAAAGAATGAGTAGAGGTATGGCTAAACACCCTTCCACTATTTGGGCTAGAGAATCCAAAGACAATTTTATTTGGACATGGAAAAATACTTGGACAATTTGTGAGGAATATACAGATAGATACAAAAAACAACACAAGGTCGAAAGACTAATGACTGAATTATCAAAAGATGTGTTTGATTGGTTAGAAGAAGCAGACTTTCCAAAGCAAGGTCTAACACCATTTGTTAGAGCAATCAAGAAAAATATATATCCGCATCTATTAGACGAGGAATTATTTCCCTGTACGATAGAAGCATACAAAGAATATTATAGAATTGATAAATGGAAATTCGCAACGTGGAGAAATGACGGTAGACCGGATTGGATGCCAACAACACATCAACTATTTACGGAGAAAATATATGTTAATAAGTGAATATCTTAAAGAAAATGATTTGGAACACCTAAAAAATTATATTACTACTGATTATGTAGCAGATGAACTAATCAAACTTTATAAACTTAGACCAGTTGGTTATAGAAAACTTTATGAGTTTCATAATCATTTTAATGGTACCGACCTAGTAACCCTTGACCCTAACTTTTATGACGAGGGAATAATAATAGGTCGCGGTACTAAAAACAAAGAATTGGTAAGTTGTGGAGACTTAGTTTTTACCTACAAGAAGGTAGAATATAATAGTATTTGGAATTGTATAAATAAAAATGGATGGGAAATACTAAAAGACTGGAAAGATTTTGAATGGATTGAAGTAAGGTCTTGGATATTAGTACAAAATGGCAATCTTATTAAAGAGATTGATAACCTGATGGGGGAATTATGATGGAAATAAGTCAAGAAATATTAAGTGATATAATTGTGCATATGAAATATGCCAAGTTTAAGCCAGATAAGTTTAGGAGAGAAACATGGGAGGAGATTTGTAATAGAAATTGTGAAATGCATATGAAAAAATATCCTCAATTGAAAGATGAGATAAAAGATGTATACACTCAGTTTGTATTAACTAAGAAAGTATTACCTTCAATGCGAAGTATGCAATTTGCAGGTAAACCAATTGAAGTTAGTCCAAATAGAGTTTACAATTGTGCATATATGCCGATTGATTGTATTGATTCTTTTTGGGAGGCTATGTTTTTATTGTTAGGAGGAACCGGAGTCGGTTATTCAGTACAAAAACATCATGTAGCACAATTACCTGAAATATCAAAACCTTCTAAAAGAACTAGAAGATATTTAATTGGTGATAGTATAGAAGGTTGGGCTGATTCAATTAAAGCATTGATGAAGTCATATTTTGGAGGATATAAAACAACTCCAGTGTTTGATTATTCAGATATTAGACCAAAGGGTGAATTACTTAAAACATCTGGTGGTCGAGCACCCGGTCCAACTCCTTTAAGAGAATGTCTTGTAAAAATAGAGAACATTTTATCTGAAAAGGAACATGGTAGTAAATTATCCACCATTGAAGCACATGATATTATGTGTCTCATTGCTGATTCAGTATTAGCAGGTGGAATTCGTAGAGCAGCATTAATTAGTTTATTTAGTGCTGATGATGATGATATGATTTCATGTAAGAGTGGAGCATGGTGGGAACAAAACCCACAAAGAGGCCGAGCAAATAATAGTGCAGTTCTAATTCGTAGTAGAGTTAGAAAGGCATTTTTTAAAGAACTATGGCAAAAAATACAAGATTCAGGTTCGGGTGAACCGGGATTATACTTTTCAAATGATAAGGATTGGGGAACTAACCCATGTTGCGAGATTGCGTTAAGACCTTATCAGTTCTGTAATCTAACAGAAGTAAATGTTTCAAATGTAGAAAGTCAACATGACCTAAACAATAGAGTTAAAGCGGCAGCATTTGTTGGAACATTACAAGCAGGGTATACAGATTTCCATTATCTTAGAGATGTATGGAAGCAAACAACAGAAAAGGATGCGTTAGTTGGCGTATCAATGACGGGGATTGCATCTAATAAATTAAAGAGTTTAGATGTAAAAATGGCGGCAAAACATGTTAAAGCAGTAAATATAAGAGTTGCAGAAGAAATAGGAATTAATAAAGCCGCCAGACTAACTTGTGTTAAACCTGCGGGAACTACTTCACTTGTATTAGGTACAAGTAGCGGTATTCACGCATGGCATGATAAACACTATATTAGAAGAGTTAGAGTAGGAAAGAGTGAAGCCATTTATGATTATTTGGCTAGAAACCATAAAGAATTAATTGAGGATGACCACTTCAAGCCACATCTTGAAGCAGTTATTAGTATTCCTCAACGCGCACCAGATGGTGCAACACTAAGAACTGAACCTGCTATTTCTTTATTAGAAAGAGTAAAATGGTTCGCAGAAAATTGGGTTAATACTGGACACCGAGATGGTATGAATACTCATAATGTTTCAGCAACAGTTTCTATTCGTGAAAATGAATGGGAGGATGTTGGTGAATGGATGTGGAATAATAGAAAGTCGTATAACGGTCTTTCAGTTTTACCTTATGATGGTGGAACATATATACAGGCTCCTTTTGAGTCCACGAATGTCCTTAAATTTCGTGAGATGATGGAGTCATTAAAATCGGTAGACTTAAGAAATGTAGTCGAACAAAAGGACAACACAGACCTAAGCGGTGAAATCGCTTGTGCAGGTGGGGCTTGTGAAATATAATAACCTGCAAAAAAATTGGAAGTGAAAAAAATGAATATAGAAGAAATGATGAAAATGCAGAACGGTGGATTGAATATAGACGCAGATAGTTTGGCGGTATTGAAAGACGTAGGAACAGTAACTGATGAAAAAGTTGTAGTTCGTATGACTTCTCTAAAGACAAACGGTAGTGTGTGGACTAAACAATACGAAGGAGATATTAATTGGAATGAGATTATGCCTTTGTTGATTGAGAAGTTTCCTCATGTTATTGTTAGTAGACAAGTTATCAAAATGGGTCCAAAGCCGGAAGTGAAAGAATGATGTCTCCAAGAACTAAAAAGATGGTAGAATTCAGAATGGTAAATGATGAAGAACTACCACCTATAATTATCAAGTATGATGAGGGTGAAGGACTTAATCCTGTTGTAGTGTTAAATGTACAACATAAAGTTTGGTTAGGTCTACAAAGAAAAACTATTCCCGGAATATGTGAGAGTTTGGCTGAGAAGTTAAATGATTTATGTGACGGTGTTCTAATGGAGCAGATAACTATGGAGGAAAATATATAATGATGACGATAAGAATTAGACATGCTAGTGATAGTATGAGTCATGTTAATATTGAAATCGAAGGGCTAGATGGAACTTTTACTGTTTATGCTAATAGAAGAAGTACTAGCACTGGACTTGATTCTACCTTTGTAGCACTTAGAGAAGTCGTAAATAGAAGAATATTAATGCCAGCAAAAAATCAAGGTGACGGTCAATTATTATTTTTTGTAAAGGGGTTTGGTATGTTGATTTCTAGAAACAGTAGAAGATATGAATTAAATAATATTACTTTAACAATAAATGATATATTAAATAATATTACAAGGGTATTACTTCGGTCAATATATATTAATAATGATGCCGAAGGTCACAAACAATTATGGGATTATTTTCATAGATGTGTTAAGATGCCAGCAGAATTATCTTACGTGTTAGAAAATAGAGTACCTTATAAGTTTATAGACGATGATAATAAACTCAAGACTTGTAGATTAAATGTTGCTCAGATTGGTCCAGAAGATTTTGCCTTAGAACTTAATGATGCTTATTGGTATGATATATCCCTAAAGGACTTAAGACACTTTACTAATAGTTATCTAAAAGACAATCGTAGAGGTAAATTTTATGCTATCAGTCCTGAAGAATTAGTATTCGTTCTAAATGAAACTAGAGTTACTGATTCCCAAGCAAAAGTAATGAAAGCATTCATGACTCAAAATAGGCAATCTGATGCCGTCGAGAAAAGAGCCATGCAATTGTTGAAAGGCTTATCCGATAACTATGAACAAATATCAGTTATTAAGTTTAAGACTAAAAAGGAAGATAAGGAACAAGATGCTCTACTTGTTAAGGGTAAATTAACAGATTGGATTATTGCTGATAATGGTATGAAGCGAGGCTATCAAGATGTATCTACATATATGGTTTATTCTGGTGGGAACAGTGGTGGAAATCATGATTTAGTAAAGTTAAATAAACTAAAGAGTGCAGAAAAGACTAACCTACAACTAAGAGGACCAATTTGTATTGATAATATGATGAGTGGTGCTTCTAAAGGTGACCAATATGCTGCTCGCGCTATGGCAGTAATGAATGACCATGTATTAGGGACATATGTTTCTACTGTAAGAACGCACCTAGAACACATTACTAAAGATACAGGTAACATAAATGCAGGTAGAGTGTTGATATAAAATGCCATGCGAAAATTGTAATAGTACTAATCTAAAATATATACATGAAATTAACTTACATGAATGTGAGGATTGTGGGTTGCTTGCAGTATCACGAATATTAACTATACGTGGGGAAAAGAACGAAAACCAAGTTGCGGCAAATCGTGATTTTGCACCTCTCGATATATTATTAAATGAATTTAATTTACGTAATTATCGTAATGATATTATTAGAAATTATAATACATTAAAAGTTGCATTAGTATTTAATAGAGTAGATGAAATTACTGCTTTTTGCGCGGTAACTTACTATACCTTATCACAATCAAATGCTGAATATAATATACATAAGATATGTGCATTTATGGGAGTAAATAAAAATAAAATGTTTAAAATAAATAAAAGAATTAAACAACATTATCATAAGGTCGGTATTTTTGGAAGAGAAAATTACCGTATTGGTTTGCCGGATATTACAGAATTATCTGAGGAAGGTAAGTTATTCTTAGATAGTTTAGGTAGTAATTATACTATTACAAGAAGTATCATGGCAGCGATACTTTATGAGTATTCAGATTTGACTCAAGCACAAGTCTGTGAAAAAATGGGAGTTAGTCTCCCTCGCTTGAAAAGACATTTAAAGGTGATTAGAAATGGGAAAGAAAAGTAAAAGAAAGATTATGATAATTGGAGCAGGTGGAATTGGAAGTTTTCTTATTCCACTTTTAGATAAGACAGGTCTCTATAATATTACAGTATACGACCCTGATGTAGTAGAGATTAAAAATATAACCTATCAAAATTTTGATGAAGGTGATATTGAAAAGTTAAAGGTTGATGTTATGGCTGATAGATATAGTTCAGTAAAGGCACAACCATACAAGGTATTAACAAGTAAGCAGGTTAAAGGATATGATTTAGTTATATGTTGTGCTGATAATCTAGCAATTAGAAGAACACTATATAGTTCTGATAAAATAAAGTGGTTAGATTTAAGAGCACAAGGTAGAAATGCCGCTATGATTTCTTCATTAGAAAGAGCAGAATTATATTCATCATTTACTGCTGGACCAGAAGGTTCTTTTAGTTGCCAAGGTAACGCATGGGAAGGAGATAGTTCTGGTGTTCACTTTATGCAAGTAGTAGCAGCCGGATATGGAGCACAATGGACTCAAAGATGGTTTAATGGTGAAGACGTAAAGAAACACGCAACTTATAATGGGTGATTAAATGGAAGAAAGACTATGTGGAGTATGTGCATTTTATCTACATTTAGATTTAACATCAAGTAAACATGAATGTAGTCAATGTAGGTGGTAGAATGTATAGACAAACAACATTAGAAGAATTTGGGTTTAAGTTTTATGAAAATAATAAGGAGGAAGAATAAATGGAAGAATTAGAATATAAGGATAGGGGTATAGTACACCCTAATTGTGATTGGGATATGTGTAAGGCTTTAATAAATGAAGCCTTTGATTTATGCGACGCGAGTTTTTATGACCCGTACTTTTTAGATATGATTTGGGAAGTATCAACGGAATATCTTACCGAACTAGAGGTAAGTGTAATTGTTGACGCTGACTTTAATTTATTTATTAGTAAAGGGACAGGAAGTTTCGTAGACTACAAAAATGAAAAAGTAAAGGGTATGAAACTACCTCTTAGGTGTTGGATTCATACTCATCCATTTGGTCATGCTTATTTTAGTGGGACTGATTGGAAGACAATTAATACTCAAAAACCAATTCTTAATGAAGCAATTGTACTTGGTAAAAACCAAAGAATGCGTTGGTATATACAAGAAGGTGAAGAGTATTTATCGAGGACTGAGGATATATGTCTAACATCGGAGGAAGAGTAAATACTGTTAGATTTCCCGTAAATGTTCAGTATATAAAATGTCCAATCTGTGATGGTAAAGAATGTAATGTATGCAATCGAACTGGAGAATTGGAACTAGATGGATATGTATGGGTTGAAGTACAAGAACCACATATTATACAATGGATAACACAAAATGCTCAAAGAGTATCTTTTGAAAGTAGTAGGTTGAAAGGAATAAGTCCTTCAGTTGAAACATATAAAGTGTCTGGCAAGTATCAGGTAATATCAATAAATTGTATAATGGGAGTTGTATTTATTATTACTGACTTAAGTAATAAAATAATAAAATATTTTTATAATAAAAAGGAGATGGAAAAATGGTTAGCGAAAGAGAAGTAAAAAGAATGATTAAGAAAGTTATCCCTAATAGACAAGTTAAGGCTAGTGCTAGGGAAAGAATAGCAAATAGAACAATGGACCTGATGGGTTTATTGATTAGTAAGACTGTCGAATATTCTAAGACAGATTTTGAAAGAATAGATGTAAGTCATGTTGATTTAGCATACTTAACTATTATTGATACATACCCACCTTTGGGCGGTGATGAAGATGAAGATGAGTGATTTTGCTCAAAAAATGGAATCATATTGTAATATGACCCCAACAGAAATGATAAATAATATTGTTGCTGATGAAGATATAGGAAAAGATTGGAAGAATTTCTTTTTAGCATTAACTGGACACTTTAGTTCAACTGGTTTAGGACCAAAGAATCTATTAAATCATGTAGCAAATTACTACGGATTGGACGATTTTGGCTTGAATGACCTAGTGGACGATTGCGGAGGATTTCCAGAATTTGTTTATGAATGGTCCATTAATAGCGAAAGTGAAGGATTAGACATTACTATATTTAATGATGTATTATCACAACCAGACATAGTAAATGCTAGAAGCGTATTCATGGACTATTTTCAACGAATGAATGGCTTAGAAAGAAAGTGGTTTACGGCGATTATTGTAAATCAAACTAGAAACGGTGCAGGTGAAAATGTAACTAAGAAGTCTTTACCTAAAAAATATGGCATCAAAACATCTGACTTTAATACTGCTATTAAGTTTAATAAGTTAGACACAATAATTGATAAAGTTACAGACGGATGGGGTGTTGGAGATTTACTAGTACCTACACCCGGAAGTTATATTAAGCCTCAGTTAGCAAAAACTGCTAAAAGTTTGAAAGGTGAATATTATGCTGACGTAAAGTATGATGGTATTCGCGCTCAGTTTCACAGAACACAAGATGGCTCTGTAATGATTTTTAATAGAAAAGGTGATAATATAACTGATAAGTTTGCAGACCTTAATGTAGAATCTTGGGGCGATGAATTTGATTGGTTTATTCTTGATGGGGAAATTGTCCCAGTAGATGAAGAAGGTAATGTTCTAGAATTTAAAGAAATAATGCCACGTATTCATGGTAAGACAGAAGCAGTAAGAAATCGTGTAGCGATTAAAGCCATCGTTTTTGATATTCTTACATATAACGGGCAAGATACCTATTCGTTTGGGTATGGAACTAGATTAGAAACATTACAAATGCATTTTCCTAATGTTAATATTACTGAAACTAAGTTAGTTAGTGGGGAAGAAGCAATTCGTAAAGAATATACTAATGCTATTAAAGCAGGCTATGAAGGTTTAGTACTAAAGAAGGCAAACCAAATATATGAACCCGGAAAGCGTTCATGGTTAAAGCATAAACCCGCATTAGTTGATTTAGACTGTATAGTATTAGATGCAACAATGGGTACAGGTAAAAGAGCAGGAGTTTATGGTTCATATGAACTGGGAGTAATGATAGAAAATGAAATAGTCAGCATAGGTTCTGTTGGTACAGGATTTACAGATACAGACTTAGATATAGTTCATGAGTATTATGATAATAATGATAATACTATAATGGAAATACATGCAGATATTATTACCTCAGATAAGGATGGTAATATTGGACTTAGATTCCCAAGATTCATAAGACTCCGTACTGATAAGGAAACGCCGACGGAGTTTAAGTCGGTTAAGGAGATGCTTAATTGATTTGTCCATTGTGTAATGAAGAAGTAAAAAGTACCTACGGTCTTAGTAGATTTGATAACTCTACAAACATTTGTAGTGAATGTAGCACAAAAGAAGCATATTTTATGTGGTTCAACTCAGATTACTTTGGTGGACCACCTAATAATAAAATAAATTGGTATCAATGGCAAACTATAATAGTAAATATGGAGGCAAAATTAAATGGTGAAGAAAAAGAAGATTAAAACGCCCGAAAGAATATTAAGTAGACAAAAAGAGGAAGTTGAAATTTTAAGACAACATAACCTAGAATGGTATAATACCCACCCCGGTTGGTGGGGTACTAGAACAGGAGAAATGTTAAAAAAGTATTGGAAGTTATCTGATAAAGAAACAAATGATGGTGATGAGGAATGATAGTCGGAGATAGAATTAAACATAATAAGACAGGGAAACTAGCAACAGTAGTAGATGTTACTTGGATATACATGAGAGGACAGCCTATGGAAATAGCAAAAGTTCGATGGGAAAATGGTAAAATAATGAATATTAATAGCAGACATTATAAAAATTGGGCTGTTGTGGGTGAAGAAGAATGAAGTTACCACAAATGCACTCAGGACAATGTTTTGTTTGTAAAGAAGTTAAAGAAACAATGTTTCATAATATGCATGGTGATGGAAAATCTTATTGTTATGATTGTATAGATATAGCATTAAAATATTATATGTTCCACATAAGTATTAAAGGAGAGGATTTATAATTAACTATAACTATCTTTTAAATACTATGTGGGATGACTTAGTGCCAGATAATATTTTCAAAGAAGGAGACATAATTACCTATGCTACTGATATAGGTATATTTTTAGAAGCAGAAATGGTTAAAGTTACCTGCCCTATCTGCTTAGAATCCTTTATAGGTAATAAAAAAGAAGCAGGACTATTTTTACTAGGTCATGAAAAGTATCATGAACATGTAGAAGAACAAGCCGAAAATTACGGCGGTGTATAAATGTATACAAAAGATGAATTGAAAGGAATTTTAATGTGTTTAGGAAAACCATTTACTGCCATTTATGGTGGAGAAGGAAAAACAATAATTAGGACGCAAATTATAGTTAGAGGTAAGTTAGATTTTTTAGAAGCGTTAGTAACAACTTTAACTCAACATAAAGTCGAGTCAAATATCCAGAAGACAAATCAAGGATATAATGTATTAGCGATAACTAAAAGAGAGTCTCTCTATAATTTGTTAGATTTATGGGAAACAATACCAGATATTTTCCCTAAAGGTAATCAACATCACTGGAAATTATTAAAGGATTTTCTAGATGAAGTTAGAAAGGATATTCATAAGAGCGAAGACGGAATTGAAGAATTAAAGTGGATGATTAGAAATGCTAAAGAGTAATAATCCAAAAAGTATAATAAGTATGGTATTAAAAATAATAATGGGTAGTGAGGATAAAGGTAAAAAAATACAGGCTATCGCACCAAGCCTCCTACCCACCTTTATTTTAAGGAGTTGATTTTATTAAAATTAATGTAACTAAAAATAAAGGATTTGATTTTAATAGATGGGTGGGTTATATACCTAGTCAAGCATTCAAAACAATAAGATATAAAGTTTGGAGAGATTATTATAATGATAATTTAACACCATACGAAGCCTGTATAAAAGAAGGGATTAAATGGGTAGAAGACAACACTCAGAAAGATATATAGATTTAATTATGGAAGACGGTGAAGAAAGAACAGCAAGACAAGTGCTTGACGCAATTATGAATAAATGGTTCGATTCAGGTAATAGGTCAACTATCTATGTTCCAGAACATAGAAAGATATGCCATTATTTGAAAGCGAACAAAAAATATATAGCGATTCGTAAGAGTCGTTATGGTATAGTGTATAGACTATCAGTTGGTGAAGAAGAATAAGTATAACAAACTGTAAGTAAATACAGAATAGTCTATAACAATATGTTATAGATTACCACTAAGATATAGGCGGTGCAGTTTAAGTGCCTCCGCTTCTTAGTAAAAACAAGTGACGAGTCCACCTCGTCCTAAATATAAGGGAGTGAAAAAATGCAGGAAAGAATTTTAGAAGAACTAAAAGCATTAGGAAATAGAGTTAGTATGAACGAAGAAGAAATTGTAGCAAAATATAATGAAATTGCTACACAGAACGGATTAGACATGGAGCAACCACGTTCTAGTATGATTGCGCTAACATTAACGCGTAATTTTGTACGTGGTGCTATTCGTGGCAAATCATCAACAAATAAGAGCACATTTGGTAATAGTGGGTTCGGTTTCTTTGTAGGAATTGAACAGGCTAGAGATGTGCAAGAATGGAGAAGGCGTAATATCATGTCTCGATATAATGCTGATTCAAATGATGTATTTAACAATGGTGATATTGCTGAAATTAGAGAAGTTGCTGATGACGTATATGAAAAGTCTCAGATGATAAATGGTGAAGTTCAAACAAAGAACATTCCATCAGTACCAAATTCTGCTATGGAAGTAATAAAGGGAGATGATGTAAATACATGGATTGTACCGCTAGATAATGTTAAATCATTCGGTAGCGGTGACGTAAATAAAAGATATGGTAAACCTTTACCAGCAGAAGAATACAGATTACGCGCACACTTTATTGGACGTAAAGAAGATGGAGAGTTTCAGTATTGGACTCTTGGATTAAAGAACGATGATGCAAAGAATTTTTCATGTGAAACATTCCGATGGGTTCACCTATTCGGATTATTTAATGAAGATAGAGATGCAATATATGGTATTCGTAGTAAAACTTTAGATGGTTTAACTTATAATGATGTAATGGACCCTAGCGGGGACGAATTTGTAGATGTTGCAGGACTATCAATGGAAGACTTATTGGTAGAACATATGGGCGGATATATTGCAGATTTGTTTGAAATTGAAAATTACCATGATTCAATTAGAAATGAACCGGGAATGAAATTAGTAGTTACAGATGGTATTGTTAGTAGCATGAATCTAACTGCTAATGAAAAGACTGGTAATAGAACAATGTGGGTAGAACCTGCTGATGCAAATTACGGATTTGAAAGTGAAGATGTTCCAGACTCTACACCAGTTTGGATTCCATCTTATCTATCCATTGACTTTGGTGTTGGTTCCGACGTAATTATTGTTGGTAGAACTAACCAAACACAAAGAAAGGATGAAAATGGAAATGTACTAGAAGATGAATGGAACCCAGTTTCAATTAATCTTTATGGTGTATATCCTCGTGTTGCTTTAGGTAATGCGGAAGTGCCAGAAATTAGTAGCGAAGAAAACGATATTGATTATTGGTGATAATAAACAAGGTGAAAAAAATGATAGTAAAATTAAATCAGTTAGTAGTTGATTTTGGAAAGGTAGAAAGTTTAGAATGGAAGGAGTTAGATGATGAAAAAGGTCAATTCTCGCTTCGACTACATACAGCAAGTGGTAAAATGTATACTCGTCAAGTCAGTAAAGTAGACTTAGAAAGTATCAAGGAACAATATGCTCAACATCATAGGTTGGTGGAATAATGGGTATTGGTTCTAAAAGTGGTAAAGCAGCAGGTTCTGTTTTACAACAAGCCAATAATAATTTAAATGAAAGTGCGTTCAAGGCAGCAAAAATGCGAGCCATGAATCAACGTAGAAATTTATTAGAACAAGAACAAGCACATTTAATTTGTGGAGTTAGTGGGAATCCCGGTGATGGTAAAACAGGTTTATGTCTTGATTGTAGAACTGATGAAGAACTTGATACACACTGGATATTTGTATTAGATTACGATGAAGGTGCTGAACCAACATGGAGGCAACATTGGTCTAGTGATGAAAAGGTAGTTATTTTTAATCCTTATGTATATAATGAGGATATGACTATTGATTATCTAAAGACCGCAGATATGTCCCGATACTTTATGGCTATGGTTAATGAAGCAATTGAAACAGGTAAAATCGAATATGAAGATGAGGTTGTTGAGGTAGAAGCAGTTAAGGCTATTATCTTTGATGGACTTGATTCATGGTTAGATACAACAAATATGATTGCTAGACTTAATCATATTAAGGGTGGTGACCCAAGACAGGCTGATAAAGTTAAAATGGTTCCTACTCAGTGGTATGCAAGAAATGAAGAATATAAAAGATTATTTAATGCGGCTTTACAACTTAGATGCCATAAATTCTTTATTACACACATGAAAGAAGTTCATGATGGGTTTGAGATTGTTGGTACAAAGCCGGATTGGGAAAAATCTACAACTGCAAAGTTATATCAATATGTTCAAATGAGCCGTGAAGAACGCGGTAAATCTTTGAAACTATGGGCTACTGTAAAGAAGTCTAAAACAAATGCAGAAAATGTAGGACAAAAATTCTTAGTTATGGAAAATGATGGAGGAAATGTTACATGGCATGGACTCCCACAAGTTAAAGACGGAACTCTTTAATTTGTAAAGACCTAAGCAAGTCACAAAACTGCTTAACCCTTTGGGTGATATAATGGTAAGAGTGAAAGCAAGTGATTTAAAAAAAGGTATTAATACCGTTTTATGTAAAGGAAAATGGGCGATTGGACAGGGAATAAAAAATCATTCTTTAGGTAATGAGATTTTATTAAGTTGTAGCAATAATAATTTAAATATAAATAATGCTAACAGCGGAACCTTTGTTTGGTATAAGATGGCCGCAACTGGAGATACTATTCCTAGAGTAACAGTTGAAGCAGATAAACTTCTAAAGTATATTCTTAATGGAGCAGTTATTTCATTAGATTATTCAGAAGAAACTAATCTATTAACTATTACCCGCGATACAGGGGCATCGGCTACAATACCAACATTAGACCGTCATCCTCATGTAGATGCTATATTAAGAGTTAGCAAAACACTACATGGTAATTTTGAAACAAAGGATGGCATGGTTATTAGTGATAAAACAACACTAAGTTCTATTATAGAATTAGACTCTAAGAAATTCTTAGAGGCAACAAAACTATGCGAAAGTGTTGGTAGTGGTATTTATAAATTAGATATAGGAGAAAACAAACTAACAATTAGTTCAGAAAAAGATAGAGAAGTATACAGTGAAGCAATTACAGTAGCAGAAGATAAACAATCTAATTTTGCTACTACACAGTACACTGGACCATTTCACAAATTTTTTAAAGGAACACTTAAGATAGCAACAAACAACAACAACCCAATATTATTTAAAACAAGTAATATTGTAGTATTAAGAGCACCGAGGTTGGAAACATGAATTTATTAGATTTTATAAAACCGTTACAGAATGAATTGAGACAGATATTGAACATGGAAGGATATAATTCAATTGAAGAATATATGTCCATGAAAGAACTTAAGGTAGAAACGAATGAAGAAAAGATTGCATTTATATTAGGCCAGATGGCTATAATTGAAAGCATACTACAAACACTAATTTTAGAAGAAGGGAATGAAGAGTTATTAGTGGGAGAGGAAGAATAATGGCAGAATATTGTAATACATGTGCAGAAAGAAAAACTAAACTACTGAATAAATCCGCAATACAGGAAATACCTATATGCGGTGACTGTAAGAAATTAGAGCGTAAATTAATAGAAATATTAGGTACAGATAAATTAGAAGACTACATAACGTTTTCTGAACTAATTACATATTGCGATATGTTAAGAAATGATATGTTAGCAGAAGATAAGGATATACCTTATAATGAATATTTGTATATAATGAGGGAGTAATATGAGAGATAATAAAGAAGTAAGAGAAATGATGCAAGAAGCAAAACGACTAAGAGATGAATGGGAAACATATCTATTAGAAATGAAAGATTATAATAGTACTAATCCAGATAATCGTTATCCTAGGTCAGACATTGCAGAAGCAGTTAGAAACTTTAATGCATTAAGAGGCGTTGTTAAATCTTTACAATGGGTAATTGAATTACCGGGAGTTGAAGACCCACTATGGTAAGAGTACCTATCGATTTATCACAACCTATATTTTTTAGATACGACGGTAAAGATTATGAATGTTTATACATGGGTAGTTATCTATCCAAAGAAAAAGCACATCATATTATATTAAGAAATAAAGCAGCGAAGGGTAAAACCTTTCCTACTATTAGGGTAGTAGAAACATACGACAGTTGGGGTATTGGGATTTCCTCTCCTGTTATGCAAGTATATAATCCCGACACTATAAAGGAAGAAGATATATATGATAATTACAGAAGTAAGAGACAAAGTAAGGTTAAGATGGCGCGGGAAGAAGAATGAGCGTCTGGCAAGAACAATAGAAGATTATAGTCACTATTTTTATATTAGTGCAAATGATTTTCATAAAACAGAACAAAGGTATTCATACACCCATTTTGGTAATAGGAAAACACTAAGACCTACCTACGATGTTACTAAGGAATATAGCATAGATAGAGAAGAACTAATTAAGGTTAGTTTGGGTAGCAATATGGAAACTTATTGGTTAAAAGATATATTTCATAGTAAACAGATTAAAACATATGAAGCGGATATTTCATTAGCCAGAAAGTATTGCGTAGACAGATTAGATAATATACAGGAATATAATCTAAGAAAATGGTATGTTGATATTGAAACTGTTGTAGGTGGAAGATACGATAAAAAGATTAACGCGATTACTGTCTATGATAATTTTACTGAGAGATATATGGTTTATACATGGTTTCCTGAATCAATGGAATTAGAAAACAAATGGTTACAAGATAATATAGATTTGATTATATGTGATAATGAAAGAGACCTATTATTTAGATTTATTACGGACTTAGATACACAAGACCCAGATATGATAATCGGTTGGTATATATTAGGTTTTGATATTCCTACTATAATTAAAAATATGTGTTCTCATGGTATCAATGCAAAAAGATTAAGTCCGTATAATGAAGTACGCGGAGTATATACAGATTTATCTAAAATGCCTAGAGTAGACTATAATAATACTGCTCAACCAATTAAGGGTAGAATTACTTATTGTCTAATGACTAGATTTGAAAGATTGTGGTTAGATTCCCAAAGAGGAACGTTACCATCTTTATCTCTTGAGTATTGTTCTAAAGCATTACTAGGTGAAGATGCTGGTGGTAAAGTTAAGAAGTCTAAGTTTGAAGGAGATGAATTTTTCCGTAGAGCATGGCTTGAAGATACAGAAGTATTTCTTGAATATAACTATGTTGACGTTAAACTTATGGTCGAGATGGATGATAAGATGCGTATTAGTGAAAACGATTTAGCACTACAAAGGTTACTAATTTGTCCATTTGAATGTGTATTTTATAATAGTCAAATGGGAGCATCATACTTTATGCGTAATGCAGATTGGAAAGCACCAACTGGTATCAAAGGTAATAAAGAAAAATATGAAGCAGCATTCGTTATGGACCCATTATTAGAAACTACATATGGTTTACACAAAAATGTTGCAGTATTTGACTTTAAATCTTTGTACCCATCAATGATGGCGGCGAACAATATTAGTTGGGAATCTATAACACAAGAAGATAATGCTAATCATATATATTTTCAGACGCCTAAAAACCTAGGAGCCTTTGATAGAGAAAAGGTATTACCTTCTATCTCCTTTACAAAGAAACCTCTAGGTGTACTACCTCAAACTGTTATTAAATTAATGGAAATGAGAGATAGTTACAAAAAGAATCTTAAGGAGGCTAGTACAGATGAAGAAAAACGCAAATGGGATTCAGCACAATTAGCAACTAAAAGAGTAGTTAATGCTCTATATGGGGTTTTAGCATATGATGGATTTGGTTGGGGCAATATGAAAATGGCCGCTGCTATTACTGCATCCGCTAGACACGCTATGAGAAGTGCTGCATTTAAAGCACAAGAGTTAGGCTATAAAGTAATTTATGGTCATACGGATTCAATATTTGTATTAGTAGATAATCCTGAAGAAAGTCAAAAACTATGTAATCAGTTAAATGTTCATCTAAAGAATAATATATTTAATGATTATGTAACATTAGAATTTGAAAAATTTGCTAAATCATTCTTCCTATCACAAAAGAAGAATAGATACTGTGGGTATTTATCATGGAAAGATGGTAAATATTTAGAAGAAGATAAATTCTTTATGATGGGATTTGAGGCAAAGAAAAGTAACGAAACAGAATTCGCAAAAAATTTACAATTAACAGTATTAGAAATGGTAGCACAAAATAAAAATGAAACAAACATAACTACATATTGTAAAACCGCCTATAATGAAATGAAAGATGGAAAGGTAGATATTAACTTGATAGCAAAGCGTAGTCGATTAAGAACTCCGCTAAGTAAATACAAAGCAATATCAGGAGGCGTAGCCGGTGTTATGGTATACAACAATGAAATAGGCACTATTAATCTTGGTGATAGTTATTTCTATTATAGATGTAATAACAGCAAGGTTAAAAAGGCGCGAACTTTTATGGTTAAAGAACGAACAAGACCTGTGGACTATATCGCCTATAAAAAGGTTGATGAGGTTATTGACGACTATCCTCCAGATTGGGAGTCATTAGCCGAGTCCGAAGTAATAAAGAAAGTAACTTTAATTTATGATAGTCTAGGATGGGATTTACAGAATATCTCAATGAGAGGGATTCAATCTCATATAGAAGATTGGTGGTAAAATGAGTAAAACAAAAACATATAGAAAAAGTATTATGAAGGCCGTAGAAGCCTTAAAGAAAGCCGAGCAAACAGTTATCGCTCGACAAGAAACGTTAGATAATCTCCTTGCACAAGAAGGAGAATTATGGGATAAAACAGGTGAATGCCAGATATGCGGTGCAGAAGGATATACCGAATGGCATCATATTATCTCACAACATAGATGTAAAGAAGAGGGACTACATCATTATATTAAACTTAGAGGTAATGTAATTGAATTGTGTAAACAATGCCACGATTTGACTACTGCTTCTATGATTAGAAAGAAATTAGATGCTAAAGAAGTAGCGATGGATAATGCAGAATTAGAACCAACAGAAAAACAAATCAAATATATTAAGAAATTAGGTGGGGAAGTTCCAATCGGTTTAACGCGAAGGGAGGCAAGTCAACTTATTGACGAACTAAAAAAAGTGAACGCGCTACAGCGAGTAAAAGAAATGACGGAAGTACGATACTAAGACTTCCACAATTAAATTATAAGAAGGAATATAGAATGAGAACAGAAAATGGAATATATACATATAGTTGGAACCCGTATGATGAGGACGGTCCAATGCTTAAGATAACAAAATCATCCCTAGGTTCTTTTGGTTTTTGTAGACTAAATTATAAATATTCATATATTGATAATATAAAACAAAAAACATCAGAAGCCATGTTAAAAGGAACTATTATTCACGATGCGCGAGAAAAGTTTTGGGATGATATGGATATTAAGAAGGCTGAGTCACTCATAGAAAGTCCAATGGAAGTAGTTAATTATTTTCGTGGTCTCTATGGTGATGCTAAAGATGATTCATATGAATCAATATATACTGCTATGGCAGCATATGATGTTGAAAGGTTTATGGAATCTATGGAAGAAAACACTCTAGGTAATTATATACCAGTAGGTAATGAAGTTATGTTAGATGGTAGATATACTAATGATGACGGAGTAACTGTACATCTACAAGGTATTATTGATAGAATGTTTTTAGAAGATGGGGGATATTTACCCTTTGAATTAAAGACTGGTACTTGGAAAGATTCAAAGAAAACAATGATGAGAAAAGAAATGGCATTTTATAAATTATTATATGAATGTGCAGATGATGAACAAAAGAAAAAGGTTGGGTTAGACCCTGATATTAACATAACACATTGGGGTTGGTTTTATCCAGCATCAAATTATGTTTATGGAGAAAAGGTTTCTAAGAGAACTACAACTTCTGTGATTAAATCAATTGATAAGTTAATTAGTCATTATAAAAACAATGACTTTCCGGCTGATTTCTTTATTAAAAAATGTGTACACTGTGGTCACTATGACCATTGTGAAGCAGTAAGTGGAGGTAATTCATATGAATTCTGGTGATAAAGTAGAACAATTTATAATGGGAAAAATTTCAGACAAAAAATGGGCAGTTAGAGATATAATTAATTTAGAACAAACTGCTAAAGTGGTTGCTGATGAAACATTTGAAGAATTAAATTTTGAAGATGTTTTTGTATTTTTAGATAAATCAGCACAAGAATTTATTAAGGACCAATTCTTAACTAAGGCATCTAAGTTTGTTAGAACTACTATGGCTGTATTCTTAGAAGATGCAGAAGTTGATATTAGTTCTTCAATGAGATATTCACCAGAAGCCTTAGTTAAAACAGAAGAAGTAATTGAGGAAGTAATTGAGGAGGAAGAAGAAATTCCAGCAATAACTTCTCTTAAAGATAGAATTAGAGCAGATGCTAAATTATTAACAGGTGATGAAATGAGAGAACAGGGGATGATTGATTGAAATATCCTAGGGAAATGTGGGCAGGTAGTCATATAAAAGGAGCGATAAATCCGTCAAGGGTAGTGGTTGAGAATAAAGAAGAATATAATAATTTTGTTAGAACATATAACGGCAAAATGAATGTATATACTTCTGTATATGACTTTCGAGAATTTTCCCATAATAGAGGTTTAGAACACTCGATAATACTTGACCGTATATTTCTAGACTTCGATGCCCATGATGGTAATATAGAAGAAGCACACGAGGCTTTCTTGAAAGTTGCTAGATGGCTACAGTCAAAAAATTATAAACACTCTATGGCTTTTAGTGGGCGAGGATTCTACATTTTTGTCTATGGTGAAGTAGCAGATAATATTAGACAGATTAAATCTTTTTTTAATTTATGTGTCGATGTAGCGCAATCTAATACTTTAGATGCTTCTGTAATTAATACCGCTAGATTAAGAAGAGTATTAAATACTTGGAATATGTTAGGGGATAGATATTGTATTCCTTTAATTCCATCAGATAGGTTAAACCATTTACCATATATATTAAGCCTATCTAAAGGTAAAAGAAATTTGCCTCCTGAAGATAGATATGTAGGGGATAAATTAGTTCAATGGCCCGAAGTAAAAGAGTTTGAAGCATTACCGATAGAAATTGATAGTGTAGAATCTCCGGGAGAACTACCTATTTTACCTTGTTTAAAGAATGCGGTAATGGTAGAAAATCCTAATCATAGAGCAAGAGTATTATTAACTCAATGGTATAATGAATTTGTATCAGAATTGGCTATGATTGAATCAGGCCAAACTGGTTCACCTAGAAACCTGAGAGGTGACGCTTTGAGAACTATTAAACAAACAATTGCTAAAGAAATATCTACAATAGCAGATAATAATGATGTATGGATTGATTACAATGAACAAGAAACAATGAAACATATTTCATTTATAGTAGACAAAAGATACATGTCCGCTTCATGCAATACATTAATCAATGAAGGGTTTTGTGTAGGTAAATGTTGGAGGTACGGTGAATGATATTAATAGATAGTAGAGAAGATTCAATATTAAGCGGAGCAGTAATTAAACTGTGTGCAGAACAAAAGGTTGAATATAAAAAACAGTGGTTAGAAATAGGTGACTATGTTATGTCTGCTAGTAAAACGGTAGCAATAGAAGCAAAATCATCGGGTGATTTTTTAGCATCTGTTAGAAACCAACGTGTATTTAATCAAGCATCTAATATGTTAGATAACTACGATATATCTGTAGTATTAATATATGGAACTTTTGAAGAAGCCATGCAGTATCTTGATAGAGTTAATAATAGACAATTTGATTCTATACATTGGAGAAATAGATTAAAAAGAATGTTTGTCGGTGCAGTGGGCGCACTACAAATTAATACTAATACTAAGGTATTATGGGTTCCTGATGTAACAGTTGCATCCCATTGTATATTAGCAATGTATTCACACTTAGATGGTAATTTTGAATTAACTAAAGCATTACCTAAAAAACAAAGAACAGATGATTTAAGAATAGATATGTTAACACAAATTAAAGGAATATCAGTAATAAAAGCAAAAACACTACTAAATAAATGGGGAAGTATAGCAGAACTATCTTCTGCTTCGGTAAAAGAAATTACCGAATTAGATGGTTTTGGTACAGTTATAGCAAATAGAATATTAAAAACATTAAATGAAGAAAAGGAGGTAAGAGAATAATGGGACAAGACTATGATATAGATGCGTGGGAAATTTACGATAAATTAGATGCAATCAGAAAAGATGAAGTCTATACTACATTAAGAAGTGAATCAGTAACCTTACCTGATGATGTAAAACGTTGGGTAGATGTAGTGGGACAATATTCATTACACAATGAATATCCAGCCACTATGGGTTATTTTGTAACATTGGGTCAGATTCTAAAAGATTCCGTTAGAATCCCAATAGGGCGATTAGCCCTTGACCCAAGAATCCACTTTTGTTGGATTCAATCAGCAAGGTCAGGAAAAACAACTATGTTTGATTTTCTTATGCCCGTATGGAATAAATTATTTGAATTAACAAATACTCACCCCACTAGATTAAGAGAGCCTAGACTACCTCTAAGGGGCGTTAAAGAGTTTAATTTACAAAATCCAGATAGTTTTACAGACCAAGCCCTACTAGGAACATTAAAAATTAATCAACCTAATCCAGACTATGATAGAGCACAAGCGAATGAAGAAGATTATAACATACCTGAACTTACAGATATTCCTATTTATGGTAGTCTATACGGTAGCGGAATAATTGCATTCGATGAATTTGAACATTCTGGTATATTTAAAGAATCACAACATAAGTCTGAAACAGTAATGTTATTTCAGAAGTTCATGAATCGTTTGGATTCTGATACACACTTAATTAAGAAACGTCTAACAGAATGGGGAAAGGATTTGATAGTAGATTCACAAAGGTCTTTGTGGGCTACAACTTTACCACCAGAAGGATTAGAAAGAGTTATCTTAACTAAAGGTGTATTTCAACGTATGTGGTTATATGTTAGAGAGGTTCCAGAATCCCTAAAACAGAAAATGGAAGAGGAATATATCTCTAATATAGGTATGATTATCGATGGTGATGAAAATGCTAATAGTCAATACACGGAAGAATTTTCAGAAATGATTTACGGAACTTATAGATGGGTTCAAAATAGATTAGAACAAGTTGATGGTGATAGAAGAAAAGTAGTAGTATGGAGTCCTGATGCACAAAAGAAACTAATGGTAGTACATCGTGGGATGCGGAAGTATATGGAAGGCATTGAAGACCAAGTGTTTGAAGCACTAAATACTTTCTTAATGAATATTATTAACAATATTTCTATTGCTGCTGCTTTGTGTGCAATATCTGAAAGAACACATATTATACAACCTAGACACATTGATATGGGTAGACAGTTAACTGATGCCAGTTTTGATTCAATAACTACATGGTTTTCAGATAAACTTAAAGCATCACCTAAAAGAAGAATTTCTAATCAAACAGAAAGTATTTATAGAACAGTTTACAATTCTTGTAAAAAGGTTAGAATTGATGGAGAGAATGGTTGGGTTCTAAAAACTACTTTGGTGCATTCTTATGCTAAACATTTAGGTTGCGCTACAAGTAAGTTTTACAGAACTTGGCCTGATGTAAAACACTTATTTGATGAAAAGAGAAACAAAAAATCATATGTAAAACTGAGGGAACAAAATGAATAATGTATTATCAATAGATATAGAAACACAAAATTTAAGTCACGAGATTGGGGGTTGGGGAAATCCTCATTTATTTAAGGTAGCCTGTGTAGCAACATGGGATGGAGATAACGCTACTATTTATTCAGATAGTGGTGGAAATTCAGAACTATGTAAAAGCGAAGAGGTTGAGTGGAAACCCCTAAAACAACTAAAGTATGACTTAGATGACCACTTTCAGAAGGGCGGTAAATTATTAGGACATAATATTAATGTCTTTGATTTACCTGTATTGCGTGACTCGATGGATATTTATATTGTTAGAAAATATTTACAAGAAAAAGAAGAAAGATGTATAGATACATCTGCTATTTTAAGTAAATTATCTGGTAAAAGAATACATTTAGACAATACAGTTAAGTGTACATTAGATACAGGTAAGTTAATGGCTGGAACTGATGCAGTAGTTAAGTGGAGAGCAGGAGAATTTGAAGAAGTTCTAAAATATTGCATTAGCGACACTAAATTAACTTATGACCTTTGGCGCTATGGTCAAGATAATGGAATTGTTAAGTTTTATGACGAAATAGAAGATAAAATTGAAGAATTACAAGTCGAATGGTAAAAAATACGGATTCGGCCCCCAAATCGGGGGTCGGGTCCACCTTTTTTTTATTTTTTTTCTAAAGTCATTTTTTTTCGTCTAAATAATGTATTTTTCTATGGCAATTAGCACAAACTATCTGGCATTTAGCCATTTCTTTCTGAATTGTATCAATTGCATAGCCAGATGCTACCATTTTTGAAATAATATTGTCTTTTTTCTTTAAATGGTGAAATTCTAAACAAGAAGGGTGACTTTCTCCGCATATTTCACAAGCAGATTTATTTTTTAGGTCTCTAAACCACTTTCTTATCTTTAATTTTCTCTTATTGTTCATATTTATCAATTAAACCACGAACATCATTGATTCCCTTTTCAACATTATTAACCATGTCGTTAACAAATTCACTATCATTATAATATTTATTAGTTTTTGCTAATTTTACATGTTTAGATAATTCATCTAATTCGCGTTTTATATAAGATAATTTATGTATATCATTATATTTATAAGATTCAACCCCATCAACTTCCTGACTATGATAAGTTTTAGTAAATTTATTCCAACCAACCCATGCTTTCCATGCTTCAAAATGGTCGTATAAATCATCTAACATCTGTTCATATATATCAAAAAATGATTTTGTTATTTTATCTAATTCTTGTAATAAAACACTATCGGTATTCATATATTCATCTTCAGAAAGTCCCGCATCTAATAATCCTTCCTCAGATAACTCTTGTTGTATTTCTCTTAATGTAAGTTTTGTACCTCCCCTTAATTCTGTTAATACACTAGTGTCTTCTAATGATTTATCCATATATGGATTATAAGTAATTAATGGTTCAAATTCTTTTGTTAAATTCATCTCATCTTTTTTTATATTAAATTGACCTAATGCTCTAGGCATACCATACTCAGATATAGGTTGTGTTCTCTCAAATTCTCTAAATTTTCCCTTATTATAAGGTCTAGGTGGGGCTTTAACTATATCTTCCCAGTTCATGTAAAGTCTCTCCTACCACTACCTTCAAAATCTAACCTATGTAATATATCATCTACCTTTTTTTGGTCTAATGCCGGGCTTGCAGGAAACATGTCGTTACTAGTTAATTCAAATGATTCACTCATATGTTCAGAAAGAATTCTTAATACTATATGAATAGGTCTACCTTTAGACACTTCTTCTAAATCTCTTACTACCTTTTCTGTATCTTTTACATCATCTAATGCTTTATATATTAATTGTCTAACAACAGCACCTTTTCTTCTGGCCTCTTCTATTATATTTATAAAACCTAACCTTTCAGCGTCGGCAGCCCTAGAATTAATGTCTGCTAAAACTGTTTCTAATCTATCTAACTCTTCTCTTATTATACCCATACAAGTTTCAAACCAATCGTACATAGAAGCCAAATATTCTTTATAATATTGTTCGCCTTCTCTAGTGGCATTCTTAATAACTTTTTCCCAACTCATAGCATCACTTCTTTGCTAATATACCTTTCCAATACTTTATTTGTTGTCTAATTATTTGTTGTAACTCTTCATCTTTAATTCCACTTAACTCTCGTTCTAACTCTTCTACTCTTCTTGTTGCATAAAATTCTACATCTTTTAATATATTTTCCCAACTCATAACATCACATTCTGCCCTGTAACTACTGAAATAATAAATGCCGTCATCCACCAAATACGCTGTTTAATTAAAGCCATATCTGTTTCTATATGAGATAAGTGATTATCCTTTATGCTTTCTATATCCTTAGTGGTTTCAACTTGAGAATTAATTAACCAATTAACTTTTTCTTCTAAGTCACCATTAAGTGCATCTTCTAGCGACATATTTAAATCATCCTTTTAGTGTTATATAAATCATGTCCATCTAGTTACATGCCATTGATTAGAACTACCTGAAGGACCATCATCCATATGAACGCTACAAACAAGTAATGCATCTCCACCCGGATTAAAATTAAATCCTTGAGAATATACTGCGCTATCGTCACCAACAGAATCATATGTATTACCTAAGTTTTTACTAAAATTACCAGAAACTCTACCACTTGTTCCAGATATAGGAGTTATATCACCATTAGTTAAAGGCCATTGGTCTAATATTGTTTGATAACCTGCTGATGCTGAACCACCTAAACTACCAATAATAATACTACTACCATCAGGGGCTATTGCCATATCAACAACAAACCCTCCACTAAAGTTACCTGTATATGCAGCAGTAACTGTTCTAGTAGTAGAAAGTGTAGTTAAATCATAAGGAGTAGACATAGCATATTCAATAACTTGTCCAACTGCACCCGATGTTGAACGTACAGCATAAAACTTAGTTCCGTCACCAATAATAGCAATACCTTGTAAAGAATTCATAGCACTTCCCAATTGTGCAGTATTAGATTGTGAAGTTACACTAGTTATATCATAAGGAGTACCTAAGTCAAATCTAATTACTCTATTACTATCAGCCTGTCCTGCAACATATAAATAAGAACCATCGAATGAAAAACACATACCTCTTATTGTAGTTTGTTCATTACCACTTCCATCATCGGCCATATCTCCGGCAGTTGGAGAAGCAGTTCCTGTTGAAAGACTTGTAGAAGTATTGAAGTTATATGATAATAAATTTGTATCTCCACCTAAATTTAATACACCAGCAGTACCAACTATTAATTTATCAGTACCTACCGCTAGGGCAGTAGGAAATGAAAAGTTAGAACCATCAATTTGTAATGTAGCAAAATCACTATCTATTGTTAAAGCATTAACAGCAGATAATGAAACATAAGGTGAAGATGCTGCTCTTTTTGCTCTTGAACCAAATCCAGAAACAGTTCTACCAAACATTTTATCACGCATCATTTGCTGCATTAATTGTGTAGAATATTTTAATACCGAGTAACAAAGCATCTTCCGCTAAGTTATCAGCAGAAACATCACGATAAACTTGAAAACAAGTTAAGTCACCTGCGGCTGGAGACCCTCCAATAGTTATTGCACTACTAGCAGCACTAATATGAACATCTTTTGCAGTACCAGTTTGAGTATCAGTAGTTACTATTGCAGTACCAAATGCAGTATCTATTGCGTCGTCATTAGATAAAGATACACCTTGTAATCCCCATGCTACTGTTCCTGATGTTGCTGAAGCATTAGTCCAATAAAACTGTGCAGTAATAGTTCCTTCATTCCACATTTTAGGCATAGCAATAGTAAATTGTGCGTGTTCATCAGTTGAAGTATCAAAAGCAAGAGAACGAATATCTGGTCTACCACTAGTTGCTGCCGCTGTTGTTGCTAAATCTGCACAACCAGCATTACTTCTAGGTGAAATTGCTTCTGCTGGAACCCAAATAGAATGTAATCCTTGTTCTATTGGTGCATTACTTGTTCCAGAAGTATCTAAATCAAAAGTATAATGTCCTTGATTTAGTGGACTATCATCTGCTTCTGCTTTTAATAAAATCGATTCATTCGGTCCTAAATCAATTTGGTGAGCAACAGTAATTTTAGAATGTGCAGTTGAACCATCGTCAATGTGCATACTACCATGTCGTACTATTGCTACATTTACACTACTAATATTTTTAATATAATGTAAAGTTCCTACTATTGGTGCTTCTAAAGTAACAGTGCTAGTTCCTCCACCACTACTAAATAAATAATGGCATGATTTTGATTGAGATATTGTTTTACCAGCAGTATGAATATCTAATGTTTCAGTACCGCCACCGGATATAGCAAGTTGAGCAGTAGTAACAACACCAGCACCACTTATACTTCCAGCAACACTTAAACTACCAGCAATTGCAGAAGTTCCTGTTCCGTCTACATCTAAATCTCCATCTATTTGTAGTAGTCCGGCTTCACTAAGACTGGCTATTTCTGTTCCACCACCATTTTGAAATTGAAATGATTCTGTTCCATCATTGTCTGAATCAATTTTAAATATTAAATCTGTATCTGCTTTAATTGTTAATGCTCCATCAGTAGGACCAATTATATCTCCACCACCAACTGTAATATCTCCAGTAAGTTCAACATCACCTGTTGTATTAATCTTCATTCTTTCTGCGGCAGTATCTGAACCACTTACTTTAGTATGAAAAGACATAGTAGAAGTTCCGGTTCCATCACCACCACCTGATTTAAGAATTAAATCTCCACCATCAATATTATTCCCATTAGTTGAAGTTGAACCTGCTTCTATTGTTAAATCTCTACCAGCAGTAGTAGAAGTAGTGGCTGCAACTGATAGTGATGCGTTTTGCCCATTATTAAATCCAATACTTCCACTATTATCTACAATCCCTCCAGTAGTGGTCAATTCCCCACCTTCTGTAATTTGTGCAACAATTGTAGTATCATGATTTTGGAATTGGAATAATTGAGATGTTTCATCTGCGTCTTCATCTAATCTAAAAGATAAATTACCATCAGATGAAATAAGTAGGTCAGTATCAGTAGGGCCAAATAAAGTTCCACCACTAACTGTTACATTACCTGCAACTGTTACATTATCACTAGTGTCCATAGTAATAGTGCTTCCACCATCAGAAGCCTGTATTATATTTCCACCAACCTTAATATTACCATTAAATGTAGCAAGACCTGCTTCACTCATATCTAATGTTAAAGCAGTAATAGCACTAGAATCATCAGTTCCTTTAAATCTAATATCTTTATCTGCTATTTTAGCAGTAATATCAGTATGTCCTGCATCCCCTACAACAGATAAAGTTTCTGTATAAACACCACTATCAGAATAACCTACACTTAGGCTATTACTTGTTTTATCAAAACCAAATAATTGAACTTCACGAGTTGTTGCATTTTTAGTAGAACTTGCACCTGCTGAAACTTTTATTAACGCTACCGGAATATCACCAGCAGTTAAATTATCTGCTACTCTAGGAACAGAAGCAGCAGTTCCAACTCTTACTGCAAAATTATTATCAGAAGATTGTATAACTATCATATCATATCTATCATTAGTTGTATCTGGGTCAGCAGTTAATTCTACTGCCGTAGGAGTAGAAGAAAGAACTAATCCTTCTCGCATATATTTTATTGCACCACTAACACCAAATTGTGTTCTAGTACTTCCAGCAGTTTGTTGAAATACAGAACTACCATATTCTAATACAGCAGTTCCAGCCGCCGCTAATTCTAAAGCCTTAACAATACCAGTATGAATTTTATCTGTTCCATCTACTAAACCTGATGTACTACTAGTAGAACTTGATGTAGAAATATGTTGATGCTTTGTGTAATTTACCATTATACCACGTCCACTGAAACTACTAACTCAATATCATCACTAGAAGTAATTGGACCAATACCATCGAAAGGAACTCTTACTAACATTATACTACCAGCCGCATAGGTTGTACCACCAATTACGATACTCGCGGAATTAAAGATACCAACCTCTCTTATTACTTCTCCTAAATATGTACTAGGATTTAAAGTTATTGTGAAATCAATTGATGATACTCCAGAAGTTGTTATTGATAAACCAGTACTTGTTGTATTTACTGCATTAATAGGAGCATCTAATGTAGTAGCATTTGGGTTAGAACTATCACCACCCGTACCTACATTATATGCGACAAAATTATCCTCTACAAAATCCTTAAGTGCTTGTCTTGCTAGTTCTGTTATCATAGTAAATCATACTCCAAAGTTTGTGTTGATTCTCCTGTTGGGAGCATTATTCCTAGTGTTGAATCAAATCCAAATACAGGAGTAAACCCAAACACATTTGCTGCTACACTACTAGCAGTAGTATACTGTACTTTAAGTTTAACTGCTCTCAAAGCAATATCTTCTTGTAATAAATTAGTTGGTGTTACCACATTATATCGGTCACCTCTCAATGCCGCATCTACTCTTTTACCTTGCACTATTAATTCTGCAATTCGATTTGTAAGATTTTTAGCATACTTTCCTACTTTAATATCCATATACCCTGCAATTTCATAATTAATTTCTAATACAATATAGTCGCCCCTAGGTATTTTTTCTGACGGGTAATTAATATTAATAATTTGTCCCGGTGTTAAATATGGGCATTGGTCATATAATACCTTAAAAGATATTGCGACACTTGCTTCGGAATGAATTTTTAATAAATTAAGTGCTCTACGCCTACAAGCCTCATTTGTAACTATTGTTAAATCCACTTCTTCCAATTCCTTTAGACCATCTTTTTTAATGGATGCGGAGTCTCTAACTGTTGACTTAACACCATCACCATATACTGTTATTTGATTATAGAAGTCAAATAAGTTATTATCTCTAGATATTTCACCAACTCTATTATCTGGACTAAATTCATTAAATTCTATATTTGTATAATCTTTATCTTCAATATCTTTAACTAATGAAATTAATTTACCGTCAACAACTAATTTTCTATTTTTAAGAGATGCAACAAAATTTGCAGCCGTAAATGAATCTAAACCTTGTACGTTAAATGCCTCATAATATTTTGCATTATCGCTGGTTATATTATATGTAATATCAGTATTTTCTATAATATCGTTAATTACTTTTTCTGCCTCATCTACAATATGAAAGTTAGTTCCCAAGTAACATCTATTAGTTCGTATCTTAGGTTTATTAAATATATCAATGGTAAATGTTTCACCAAAAGATACACAACCATGCATCTTTTTCATATCAGATAAAGACATAGTTATTCTAGTTGGACTACTTTTAACATCAATAATTACATTAGATTCAAATTTATTATGTCCGTCTGTTACTAACATATTAAAGTTAGCATCAGAAGTGAAGAATTCATTAGAAGTTCTAATATCAACATAGTTATTATCTAATCTAGCATCTACCTCTATCGGAACATACATAGATAGAAGACCTTCATTGTATATTGACTCCGTAGTATCATAATCATCATTATATTTATTAAATCTATTAACATCTACAAAACATGCATCTTCATAAGATTTTTTACTATATCTATTAGATAAAGTTAACAAATCAATATTTTTAGGTGAGAAGTCATAGAAAGTATCTTGTGATGGACGCATAACTCTAAAGTAGCCTGATAGACTTACTGTATTACCCACAGTACCGCTTACATTATCAATATCTATAATATGTTCAAAAAATTCATATTCTACACTACTTTCTGTTACTGAACTTATTCCTTTCTTTATAGTATGTGAAATAACTTTGTATATATTAGTAGGTGTAGAATCATTTATTACTCTACCAGATACTGCTGCATTAGTATGTATATTTGTTCCTGCTTCGCTTACTAAATAATAACCAGTAAGATTTGGTGCAAAGTGAACCCATCGATTATGTTGAGTAGCCGTAGTCTGAGAGTTATCTGTATCATCACCTAAATATGTGTCTCCTTTTGTATTTAAAATTTTAACTGAAAATCTTGCTCTTTTAGTTCCATCTACTGAAGCATATATTTTACCAGTGTTTATATCATCAGAAGTAAAATTTAATACAGGTTTATAGAATACTTCTGCACCCCTAATATTTGTTCTATTTACATTTCTTTCTATTATATTATTAGTAACATGAAACATCGAATCTGCTTCACCATTAGTTAATCCAATATGCGTATCGTATTCATGTTTTACATTACAAAAGGAGTGGTCAAAATATATTACAGGTGGAGTTGTAGCCGATTTAGATGAAGTATAAGCACCACCATAATACGCTGCAAAGAACATAGAATTTAAAGTGCCTCTTGGGTATGTATTTCCAACTACGGGAAAGGTCATTCCATTTGTTACCTTTTGATTTCTTGCTCTAGTCATAATACCATAAGCAAAACTTATGGCTAATGGTAATCTTCTATCTTGTCCACCACTACCACTAGTGTCTATATAATCTAATTGTAGTCCAGCAGTTCCATCTGTATCATTATTTGTAGCGGTCATACTAGTAGCAGCAGCACCTTTACCTAAATCTTCTGATAAATAACTAACTTCATGTGCTCCAACACCACGACTACTTACTGGAAATAAAGAATATATACCATCACCAGAAAGTATTACTTGTCTTTCTAATGCTCCCCATACAGTTATAGAATCTGATAAACCAGCATTACCATCGAAACTTAAACTAGATTGCTCGCTCGCATAATCCGTATAATCTATATTTGGGTTAACACTTAAGAAAGAATTATCAATTTCTGCTGCTGCAACTGCGTCAATTAATTTACCTACATCTCCACTACCATATTTAAATGGTTCATAATCTCTAGTAATTACACCTATTAAATTATTTCTTATTTTAGAACCGGTAGAATCACCATGACTAGAAGTACCATTATTACTAGCACTACCATAATAAAACTCAGAACCGGAGTTAGCAACCCTTCTTTGTGGTACTCCTACACTACCATCATTTACTTCAACAGCAAAAGTCTGAAACTTCTTAATATCTAATAATTGGTCATTAATAACTCTAGAAGTATTCCTAGCCATATCGAAATATGGGTCAGTAAATATGGAATTAGTATCTTTTAAAAATTCTAATTCTTGATGAGCAAAAGTAGTATTGGGAGTAACATTAAGTGGACTAACAATTTGATTAGGTAATAGTTCAGAATTATATCTATAAATTTGATTATTATTATAAGTACCAGTAGCACCAAGTAAACCGTCATAACTAGCCATATTATATGGTTTTAACATATTTCCTGAAATTAGATGCTTATTTAAATTAACAGTATTATTATTAAATTCATAATCTCTTGCTCGGAAACAAAAGAATAGTTCATCTAATTCACTAAAATTACTTGTATTAGCATTGGCTTTAAGAGTTATAGTATTAGTACCACTATTAAATGATGAAATAACACCTATGAATTTTGTACCATTAGCATTATATGGACTTGTCCATACTTCAACAGGTAATAATTTAAAAGTCATTCCCGCAGAAATATCACTTAAGAAACTTCCCTCAGTAACTTCAAAGTTTAGGGCAGTACCCGCCCCACCTGTATTAAATACTTTATACACTTTAGCAACATCACCTGTTTCGACACATTCAATATATAGACCACAAGCATGAGAATTAGTAGTATCAGATGTAAATTCAGTATAAGCGGTAGTAGCGGTAGTAGTTATTATATAATCATCAGAATTAATAGCACTAGAAGTATAAGTTACACCATCATAATTACTGGGTAGTCTTAAGTTAGTACTTGCTGTAATAACAAAATCTGGTTGTCCGTCCCCACTAGTTTTATGTACCGAAGAACTATGTATAAGATGTTTAGCACTAATAGCAGGAGTACCGTAAGTATTTGCTCCAACTAATTTTAATGTATCTACATCATGTGCTCTATATAATAAAGAATTCTTTCTATATTTTTTCCCATGTGTAGTTTGTATTTTTTGGTATTTATCATTCGGTGTAATATTTTCTATATCTACTGCATTATAATGCCAGTCCATTGTTAGTTCTACTAACCTTATTAATCCAAATCTATTAATTGCATCTGGAGCAATTGAAGCAGAATTAATAGGTTGCGCTGCGTAATTATCATCTGTTAGTTCTTTAGCCTGTAAAGACCCTTTATACTTTGAATGCGTCTGTCCCGCAATACTTTCTCCAGAATTTCTAAGTATAATAGAATAATCTGCAAAATCTCTATTAGCCACTCCACCGATATGATTTAATCTTTTCTTACTATCAGGTAATATATCACCCACACTAAACAAAAATAAATTAGGAATTTTAGGGTCATTTGCTTCAAAGAAAAATTTATCTATTTCATATACTTCATAAGAGTCATCAGTTCTTGGTCTAGTTCTTAACCCCCAATGTCTTTCGTATACTTTAGCACCAGTAGTCGCATCTCTAGCAGCAGTTAATTCAGTAGGAACTATGGTCATATCATTAAAGTTACTACCTACTGCTGGCATTGGTCCTCTTGTTTCATGTGAACCTTCTTTTAGATATGTATTAGTAATGTTATTATCAAAACCCACTGTGTATGTTCCACTTGGTTCTATTCTAATAATAGTAGCGTGAGCCATTACTCTACCTAAATCACCCTTATATAAATCTAAACCATCTACACCAAAAATTTCTGTTTTACTAGCACCAGTAATTCTATTTGCTATTTCGTCATTATAGAATATTGCGCCGGGTTCACCAGTTTCTAAATCTATATATCTCCATATAGGTGTTCCAAATCTATGAATATAATTAGCATATACAGTAGCACTATCTACATCATCCCCTAATAATTTACCCATAAAGGATATAGGTAGTCCACCATCTGTTTCAGAATTAAGTAAATGAATAAATCCACCTTTGGGTAAACCATTAGTATTAACTAAATAAATTCCTTGAGAGTTTGTAACTGATTTATTATTCGATGAATTAGTATCTATTCTACCTAAAACAACAGGCATTATTGGAGCAATAGTAATTCTATTTAATCCTCCATCAACGTCTTCCATATTTAATATTTCATATTCGCTCATAGATGAAACAGTATGTAATCTCTCTAATGTTGTTTCATCAGATTGATATACCTTAAATGCTTCTGGAGATGTTTTATCGGTTTCTATTTGATGAGTAGAAGAAATACTGTAACCTAGAGAGTTATCCGCATCTTTACCAACAAAGCCAGTAGCCTTACTACCAGTTAAGGCAGAAACATCACTACCATCAGCCATATCTATTTTATTACCAGATAAAAAATTTATACCTTTATCAGCACTTCCCTTTAATGTAGTAGGAGTGCTTGTTTTTGTAATATCACTAGCAAGACTTTTGCCTGCCGAAATAGTTCCTCTTATCACATATAATTTAATCTCTCCACCGGCAAAATCACTAGTATGTTTAGCAGAACCGTAATTTGTTATAGCACTTATAGTAGCACTTGTATTAATATCAATAGGTGTTTCATACAATAAACTTAATGTTCCATCACCAACTCTATCAGCACTAGCAATACCTAAAAATAAATAATTATCAGAACCACTAGAATTATCATTATAAAATACTAAATCACCTTTATATATTGTACCACTACCATCTACTGAACCATCATCATTTACTACAAAAGAAGTTCTACTCATAGCCACACTAGCACTAGTATCTATTGTAAGCCCAACATATGTTGGAGTACTTGTTGGAGGTTGAGTCGTATATACAAATTCATCAGAATATAAATATTTTTTATTATTTACCTTTGATAGTAATTTACCTAAGTCGTCCCTACCACTAATAGTATATTTTATTTGTCTATCATTAGTTTCACTTTTAATATATTCAATAGTCCCATCAAATATAGTATTATCAATAAATGATGAACCGTCGATATAATTAATAATTGAAGCAATATATTTTGCGCTATTTGTAGTAACTATATTGTTTCCCCTATTTTCTGTACCGTATTGATAAATATTAAAAGCAGTATAATTTAATTCAAAGTATTGATTGTTTTTATCTCCTTTGTCTACATTAATTCTATAATTTCTAAGGTCTCCAGCACTAGAAACTACATCTAAATTTTTATAATCTAATTCAGCAGAAGTTAAAGCAATTCCGTTTCTTGTAATATTACCCGAACCATCTAGTTCTGTATCGATTTGAGCATTAGTCATAAGATTATCTTTCTTACTAGACCATGCTCTCCTAAGTGCTTTAAGAGAACTAATAGTTTCTGGAATGGTACTACTTGAAGTAAATGTTTTTGCATCTAAAGTTTTAAAAGCATCAATAGTTACAATTTGAACCCCAGCAGATTTAGAAGCAACAGATGCTACTACATAAATATAATTACCTATACGAATAGTTTCTCCATCATCAAGAAGCCTACTAAGGTCTTGTTCATCACCTAACTCAGCAAACTCTAATTGACCAGTAGTACTATTCGTAGATACTTTGCCGGGCAAATTAACATTATACTCATTAGATAATTTTTGTTGATATAATACTGACCTAACTTTTAGGTCATCATTCATTTTTATTTTTTCATCTAAAATCTTTTCAAAATCATGAATTCGTAATTCTGTATAATTACCAGCAACAGTAATAGTTTTAGAAACATTTACAGAATCTACATTTTCTAAAATTTTAGTAATTTCTGGAGACTCAACAAATCTTAAATGAGTTGATGGTCCGGACCTTTCAGGAGTACTAACTGCTCCGGGTGCAGTAGCGGTATAAACACCCCTGCTTGAATTTCTAAAACAATTATCCCATGTTGTTTGGTCGTTGGTATATGTTTCTACTGTTGTGGTATTATAACGAGTAAAATGAGGTTTAGAAGCA